CTACCGCGCCGGAAATTTCTTATACAAGGTGCACACCGCAACGTCGTAAATAATCGCCACCTGCTTTCTGTCCATTCCGTTTGCGATCAGCCTGCCAGCCTGCGCCCATTGCTCAGGGGTTAACTTCGGCCTTCTGCCGCCTATGCGCCCTTTCTCCCGGGCTGCCGCCAGTCCTGCCCGGGTGCGTTCCACGATTAACTCCCTCTCCATCTCGGCCAGGGCTGACATGATGTGGAATATGAAACGCCCCATTGGGCTGGAAGTGTCGATGCTGTCCGTAAGGCTTTTGAAGTGGATGCCGCGCTGCCGGAGTTCGTCCACCAGCAGTACCAGATTCCGCATGCTTCGCCCGAGGCGATCCAGTTTCCACACCACCAGCGTATCGCCCTCATTCAGCGTTCGCAGAAGCTTTTTAAGCGCTGGCCGGTTCGCTACCGTCCCGCTCATTTTTTCCTCAAAAACCTGTTCACATCCTGCGCGTTCGAGAGCTTGTCGCTGAAGATCTGTGTTTTGGTCATTTGTTGACACCCTTACGTAGCCAATTTGCATATTTTTCACCCAATATTTTCTGCAAAAAAATCAGGTGAAGTTATCGGCATGGTTGCCGCAGGGCAATCTATAAAACGTCGGTTTGGGAACATCTGCAACAAAAAACACTGGAACATCGAGCAATGATGTCATGCAAGCTTTGTGGATTTCCATTTCCTTGGCACTAACGACTATGACGCACGCATTCTGTGCGGTGGTAATTCTAATGGCGCTATGGGGAAAGGAGACTTCACATTTTACGCAGGGAAATACGTTTTTATCGGCGATAGCTTTGAATTCCGTAACCCTATCACCTGTCAGAACAGCATCAGCGCATCCGCAAAAATTGCGACCACTGCTGATATGGAATGCAAAACTAAAATTGGTGTTTTGGCCCCAGCTGACAATCAGAATGCTCATGTTTGGTTCTATGGCACAGGTGAGGCATCCAGGGGGGTTATTTATTCCGGACAAACAGGAATTATTCAGCTCCGCCCTGACAATAATAAAACAGGCATCCCCAACGGATAAAGTTTTCTTAATGGTGAATATGAAACTAACGACGAATCAGAATCGTCACCTCAGATGAGCGGGTTAAATTCGACAAAGAGCCCGTCAGCGCGGCTCTGGATAAGATATGTTCCCTGACGGGCTTCACGTTCGGAATTCAGCTCACAGAATCGGAGTCGGTACGCAGCGCAGGCATCATCGCCCAGGATCTGGAAAAGGTTCTGCCCGTTGCTGTAAGTTCTGGCGGAACTGGCACTACGCCAGCAGGAGAGGAAATTAACGATCTTAAAACGGTGGACTACAGTGCCATGAGCGCCCTGTATGTTGAGGCCATTAAGGAGCTGGCCGAACGGTTAAACCTCATCGAAAAAGAACTGGCTGACCTCCGCGGCTCGACAGTTGCCTAATCTTCTCCGTCACTTTGCAGACTGTACTGTTCACGCCTGAAAACTGAATCAGTGGGCATATCCAGGCGAACATCGATCCAGCTGTTCGCTGGCACGTCCATCGGTTCCCCTTTCGTTTTGACGATCTCCCCGTCATCGCCTAGCAGGTATTTTCGCTTAAACAGGCGGATAGTCAGTCCTCCGTTTTCGGTTTGTTCTGCCTCAACTACACCCAGTTCCCCCATGCCGCCAGGGTCCATTGGCGGCAGTAACTGCCATCCCTCTGACGCCAGGCCTGCCGAACCTGTGAGAACATAAACGCCGACATCAAGCCGTGAAATAGTAATGCCCTCAGCCTCGGCGTTCGCCGCACCGCAGCCGCACCAGGTAAAACCATCCTCAGCAATATCTGAGCGCAGGCAGGTATCAGCGCTGGCAACGATGCGAGCAACCGGAGACGCTGCTTTCAGGGTGCCATCGCTGGCCTTCGTTGTGTTTGCTGTATGGTAAAGCTCCCGCCATGCGTTATAACTACCGTTGCTCATGGATCGAAAGAACATTCGCCCTGATGCAGAATATGACCCGGCAATCTGAAATTTATAGAGATTGTTATTCGTGCAGTTGAATGCGATGACCCCAACGTACTGGCCGTTACCAATTCCTCCAGGATTATCGACAAAATCACCATTTGAAGCATAGAAAGCAGTTTTCAAATCAACGCTATTCCCACTCATTGAGTCAGGAATTGAAGCTGCATCACCTCTGACCGAACCTATCCCAAAATCCCCAACAGAAAGCATATCGCCGGAGCTGCTATAGGCGTTTCTCGTCGCGCTACTTCCCAAACCGACCTTTATTCACCCGCATCGGCAGTCATGGCCAGCTCTGCTGCTCTGATTTTTTGGTTGTATAAAGAATCAGCAGGCATTTCGACGCGCACGGACACAAACTGGTCACGGGGGATGTCGACCGGATCACCATCACCCACGCCTTCCAGTTCGTTCCTGGCGAACGCTGGCGCATCAGGGTGAGTTCGGTGGTAGGTTTTCACCAGCACAGAACCATCCGCGCTAACCTCATAATCCAGCCATATGAGCGGTTGCTTATTCCTGTCTGTGGGGATTTCAAATCCTCCGTCGATACCGCCCCAGGCAGCGTCTGAATTGAGTGCTTTACAGCCTTCAATAAGGTATTGTCCGATATCCAGACGAGTGACCGTGACGCCTTCTGATTCGTCGTTAGTTTCATATTTACCATTAGAGAAGACTTTGACGACCGGGGATGCCTGTTTTATAAAGCCATTGCTATCTACAACCGTATTTTTATCATCATACAAGATCCTGCCGTGCATCCAGCCTGTTCTGGCAGCACCCCCAAAAATACGAACTTTGCCAGATGATTCAAAAGGCATTGAGAAAAGACTATAAGTATCACCGGTACGGGCAAATATTGTCGGCGAATAGTTCCATATATTCCATGGCTCAGGTATTTGGGCATCATTTCGAAGAACTGTAAGCCCATATCCTGTCAATCCAGCAAGAAGATCATCCTGACTTGTTGTGTTGAATATTAATGCTCCATCCGGACGACCAAGCCCAAACATACCTGGCTGCATGACATCATTGCTCGATGTTCCAGTGTTTTTTGTTGCAGATGTTCCCAAACCGAGGTTTGTGCGAGCGTCAGCGGCATTCGTTGCCCCGGTCCCGCCGTCCGAAACTCCAACCGCCCCATTGCTCCCTTTCTGGACCAGTTTGCCGATCGCCGGAATGGTTACACGAGCGCCGTTGATGGTGACGGTGATGTTCTGGTTTGCTGAGGTAGTGGCGAACGTCTCCCACGCGCCGATGTTCTCGTCATACTCGTTGATGAGCTGAGACATGCTTTGCGCCAGGCCGTCGACCGAGAGACTATCAGTAACAAGAATGCCGTACTTCTGGCCGCTCAACGCCGGAGACGCGGCAGGCGTAACCGTCAGTGACGTCGCACTGTTGATGGCCGTGATCTGAAACATCTGTACCGGGTTAGAAAGAACAAATAACGTCTGGCCAACCCGGATCTGGCTGGCCGGTGCCGTCCAGTTCGTGCCGGTGCCGGTGGCTGTATTTCCGTTAATGGCGATGGTGCCAGTGTTATAAAGCATATTTTCTCCAGGCAATAAAAAACCCCGCCGGAGCGAGGTTTGTTTTGAGACAGAATGAGTTATTGGCAGGTGGTGCTGGTGAACGTGTTGGCGCTCACCCAGGTCCAGTTAAAGGGATAGCCGGCGCGGTATTGTGTCTGATTGTTTTGTTTACGGACTCCGTAGATCTGGACGCTGCTTTCCTGTCCGCCGACCAGGGCTGTTCCGGTGCATAGGGGTTGCTGCTTCTCAATAACGCCGGCGCAACCGGAGAGCAATACCGCTACCGCCAGGCAAAGAATCATACTTTTCATAGTGGTTATATCCCAGGGCATTCATGAAACTACACAATAACAATATGAATCAATGGGATATAATTGATTTGATAGATCAATTATTCAAAATTGATCGCTAAAAACGATCAATCATAATTGGCGCAGTTAATGGCCATAATCACGTTCCTCAGATTCGAATACGCGACGTTCTGAAGGTTGCCGCCGGGGGTTGTCTGCGGCCTGGCGAATATTCGCGTATTGCTTCCCTCAAGCTTTGCCATGCTCTTGTATATGGCCGAGTAGGGCTGCGGCTGACCGCCGGCCGATACAACCCCGGTAATTAGCCCCAGCATGGCAGGCATACAGGCCCACTTCCCCGCCAGAGTTGTATTGATGTTGTATCCTGAGCTGGCATCCACCCCGGCGGTACCGAGGGTGACAACATCGCTCAGCGTGCGCGTTTCGTTTGTTAAAATCAGCGACCCTGAAGCATCCCACACGGCCAGCCCGTAGTCTGGCTTTGTCTGTGGGAAAATAGAGAAAAAATAAACGTATGCTGTGCCGGTTGCATTCGGTCTGAGAAAATCAATCGTGATGGTGTTCCCGCTTATCGTCTGAGTGATTTCGACCTCAACCGTACAATGAACGAAGGCGACAACGGGCTGACCTGCGGGGAATGTATGCGTCACTTTGGTATTGAACCCCGATGTTCCCTGAAGTGCCGCTGTCTTTCGCGCCTGTAGAGCGATTGGCGAGCTATTCGCGGTCACCCATACTTCCCCGCTCGTGGTCGTCAGTAAAACGCCATACTCCGCCATTTATGCCCTCTCGATCTGGAAAATGAGATAAGCCGCTGTCGCAGGCTCAGTCCCTGCTGAGTAGTCGGTATCGCCTGCTGATGACACTGTCGCGGTTCCCCCTGAAATAGTGATCTTCCTCCGACTTGTTCCAAACTGATCACCGTTCATGACCTGAAAACAGGTTAGCCTGCAACCCGGTGGAAGCGCTACGGAGTAAGAGCCTGTTTTCTGGTTCTGGGCCAGCTGGAGATAGCCACAAACGCTGACAGGCTTAACGCCATAGTTGTTTACCTTGCCTGAGGCGTCCCATGTCTGAACACCATATTCCGCCATCCAGTCCTCCTGAAAAAAAAGAGGCCCCGTAAGAGGCCTCCCGTTACCATGTTCCCGTGATTCTCCCGATCTGCACCCTCAACACATTCCTGGAGTCCCGCACGCTGATTGTCTGGTTTGTCTGTTTCATGGCCCCCTCACCAGCTGTCGAACCGTAGTTCTCAAACGTACCGCCCTTATCCAGCCTCCACCCGACTGAGCCAGCAACATAGTTATTGGACTGGATGTAGTTGCCGATCTTGGCGTTGCTGATGGTGCCATCACCTATCAGCGCGTCTCTGATGAACACCTGCCCGTTCTGGATAACGAACGGTAAGGTCACTGTGGCTCCGGCCTGGTGCGTTACGGCGAAGCGGTCAGCCAGGAAGATGACCTGTGACTGCATGCCGGATGGCGTGTTCTCGACGCCGATCCCCATCCCTGCGGCGTAATACTGTCCATTACTGGAGACGCCAACCTTGATGTTATACATCGCTTTCAGATCACCATTAACGTTCGCTATGGCCTGAGCGTTGGTTGTGATGGCTGATGTGTGTCCGTTGACGGTCGCCGTGATGCCGTTTATCTGCGTGGCGGTGGCCTGCTGGTAATCGGAGAAGGTCTGGTTCAGGCTGTTGATGGATGCCTTGTTGCCGTTCACGTCAGTCTGCAAACTCAGCAGCGAACGCGCCGTTGCCTCCTTCTCGTTGACGATCACCTCATCAATGCGGTCCAGCTGCGCGCTGTTACCGGCGACCGATGCCGACAGTGTTTTGCGCGCGGCCACCTGCGCCAGGTTGCCCTGAATAATCGCGATGGCGGAGTTCTTCACTCCCCCCGCCATGCCGTCCACAGACACGCTGATGTTATCGATGCGCTGGCCCAGCGCCGTATCAGCCGTTGCGACGGTCTGCTCAAGCTCTGAAAGAGAGGATGACACATCTCCGACCGTGCTCGACAGGTTAGTAACGCTGGTCTGAACCTTACCGATTTCCTGAGCGTTTTTTGCTATTTCCTGCGCCTGTTGCGCCAGTTCGTCGTTGGCCTGTTTGATGTCGTCAGCCATGCCAGCAATTTTTTCATTGCTGTCCACCGCGTTCTCGATCAGGTCTTTGAACGTATCGGAGCCTTTCATGTCCTCCAGGATTGCATCTGTGATATCGGATACATCGATGCTGGCCTGCCCGCGCACAAAGTCTGTATACCCTGACTCGTTTCCGCTGCGGTCCACCAGCTGCGCGCGGTACCAGAAAATTTGCCCTGCCTTAAGGCCCATCTGCTGATACTTGCGCTGCGGATAGGGTACGTCTGCCAGCAGCATCGCATCGTCTTCCGTCCCTGTCAGGCTGTACTGAATTTCCGTCTTCAGCGTGTCGTCGGTGTTCGCCGGGAATCCCCAGCTCAGCTCGATACCGAAAACCACATTATCAGAAGCGATGAAGCCGACCGGTTTCGGGGGATTGCCCACTTTACCGGTCAGCGTTTTCTCTTCTGAATAGCCCCACCCGGATGAAATTTCTGCGGCATTGATGGCGCGCACCCGTACCAGATAACGCCCGGCATAAATCCCAGGAACGTCGAATGACGTGGTGGAGCTGCGCGGCACGTTAACCCAGTTCCCTTCGTTGCGGCGCCATTGCGCTTCATAGGCGATAGCGTTCTGCGCCTGGTCCCAGCTCACGCGCATGGTTTCGACGCTAATGTTCTGCTGCACCACGGAAAACGAGCTGATCACGATGTTCGCAGGCGGCGACTGGTTGCCCGGCGGGATCACGCTCACCGGCCGCTGGTCAATGATGGCTCCGGTATCAATGCGATCAAATTTATCCGGATCGTGATTTGCACCGACGATTGTGAACGTGCCGTCATTATTATCAGTTACCGTAATAACGCGATACTGCTGTGCGTAGAGCTCATCAGACTCAATGACCCATACGGCCTCAGCCACAGGCGTTTCACTGTAAGCGGTCGTAACGGTCACTTTATTGCCCGTTATCGACTGAATGGTGCGTGACTGTGAAACACCCGATGGAAGATTGACAATCATCCTGTCGGCTGGCGAAGCATCCGGCGCCCTGTCCAGCGTTAGCACGCGACCATTCACCGCAGAGATACGGCCGCCCAGGTCGCGCCCGGAGAGATTTCGGTCCGCTACGGCGATTACATAGCCAGGCTGTGGAATGTTGCCATCTTCCCCTACATTGAAAGTAACAACGCGATCTTTGTTGTTGGTCAGGATCCCCCATCGCCCTTTTCGGTTCGCCTCCGATTGCCGGGTACAACCAATAGCTGTTATCTCAAGTTGATTAAAACCATAACGCGAAACCAGCGCCTGTTCAAAAACAGGTTCCATCGCATCAGAATAGGCGTTATCGGGATCAGACCAGGATACGAGCGCATTGGTATAACGGTTCTTTGTGGTGCTGCTGGAATAGGTAAACCGGCCATCGATAACGTTCGCATGCGTGTATGTAAAATCAACATCCCTCGGCATGTCCGCCAGCGCCACAATCTGGTCGTCGCCCCAGTAGGTCATCCCGCGGAAGATAGCAGCAAAATCACGCAGGACCGTATAAGCGTCGTTGCGTTCCTGAATGTAGACGTTGCAGGTATAACGTGGTTCGGTGCCACTTCCGCCTTTGCCATCCGGCACCATCTGATCGCAATACTGTGCAACCTGGTAAAGTGTCCATTTGTCTATGTTCGCTGTTGTGAGACGATCCCCAAGCCCGAAACGGTCGCTAACCACCAGGTCGTAGAATATCCAAGCGGGGTTATCTGTCCAGGCCCATTTGAATGTCCCAAGCCACGTACCGCTATAAGTTCTTGTTTCCGGATCGTAAGTATCCGGTACGCGAATGACACGACCACGTGGTTCACAGGCAATTTGTGGAATAGAACCATTGAACTGGCTGGAATCAAACTCAATGTACAACAGAGCTGTGTTGGGATAGCGCAGTTTGGCATCGATGACCTCTGTATAACTTTGGAGCGTCATCGTGTCGCCAATTTTGGCACTGTTTGCGTCAGCGGTAATTTTGCGCAGTCTGATGGTCCAGGCGCTGCCAGCTTTCGGTAAATCGATGCGATGGCTGCGTTCATAACCGGATGTGGTTTTCCCGGTCACATTAGTATCAAGGACCTTTTGCCAGCTATCACCGTTCGTCTGAAGCTCCACCACATAGTTGATGGAGTACCCTACCAAATCCCCGTTATCCTGCTGTTTGAAAAGAGATGGCCACTTCAGGCGCAGGCGAACCGCCGAAAGCTGCGTATTGGTGAAGGTATGCGTCCAGGCTGTTTCGCTGGATACTTCGGTACCTACGCTGATTTCATTTTCTGTGCCAGGTATCCCCTGAATGTAATCCTGAGCCTGCGTCCCTGGCCGAAACTCCCACACGACACCGCTGAAGTTCTCGGAACCATCAGCATTTTGTAAAGGTGTGCCGTCAAGATAGATATCCTTCGCGGTCAATCCACCAGCAAACTCCCCTTCACCGAGAACCATCAGGATTTTTGCTTTCGCAACGGACTGGAGATCATCGGGCTGCTCGACGGGAGTGCGGGAACTCGAGCTGCCGCCTTTACGTCCGGTAATTGTTTTAGCCATATCGCGCCCATAAAAAAAGCCACCCGAAGGTGGCCTGATTGACAAATATTTGTTATTGCTGGTCTTCTACGTAAATCCCGGCAGAAGCAACAGCGCCGCCGATTCGCCGCTTACCATAGAGAATGGGGACAGGGTTTCCCTGCGAGGTTGTGTTCGTCACGCCACCAAATGCATAGCTGGCTTGGTTATCCGCAGATTGCTTACTGGCGAGCCCGGTTGTCTGTGGAGAAAGCATCTGAACTACGCCGCCGATCGCCATTGATGCCCCAATCCCCGCCACAGCGCCCCATCCACCAGCGAAAGCGGTACCACCAATCCCAATCGCGGCCCCTCCCGTGACGAACGCGGCAACAGCGACAAGGGCAACCCCGAGGATTGTCTGAAACACGCCGGCTCGCTTACTGCCGATGATCACCGGCGCGATGCGGATTTCCTCTGTGCTCCTGTCCATACTGAGCTCATCGTTTAAGAGGTTTCGTTTTCCGCTGAATACCGCATAAGTTAAACCTCGTTGCTTACTGGTATTCAGGAAACGCTCAAAACCCGGCACGATAACGCTCAGGGCGCGGATGGCCTCTTTTGGTGAAGCTACTGATAAACGATATTCACGCCCGAAGGTGGCGCCCAGCACGCCATAAAGCCGGACGGTTCTGAGCGGTTCTTTATCGAGTGAAATTGCCATATTTACCCCATAAAAAAACCCGCCGAAGCGGGTTATATTATTCAGTATTAGTCAGCAAAAAACCGCCTCTCAGCGGATTCATTTGTTCGATATGATTCGGATGTAGTGTGAGGTTGCCACGAGAGCCTGTAGCGAATTTCCGCCAGTTGCACATAACGTTCTTGAATCGTACTCTCGAGACCAGTGACACAACCAATTTTCCAAGTCATCCACTGAATAATCCTTACGAGCCAACCCCTCAGCGATGGTTACGACCTCGTCACTGGGTGCTGTAAGCTCATATCCATTCAGCAACAGAAATACGTAACCAGCCATCATGGCAGTGCGTTTGTTTGCATTTGCGAATGGATGATTCTGGATCAGGCTTTCAATTAGAACAGCAGACAGACGAAACATATCGTCTGTCTGCTCATAATATCGAATGGTACTTGGTCGTGACTGTGAAGAGCTGAGGTTATTCGGATTCAGGACGCCTATTGGTTCATTTGGCGTCTGAGTCTCGATCAGAGACCTGTTGATGTAAACGATATCGTCAATGGAAAGATAATTGACTCCCTCAACATACTCTATCGTCATCCGTTTCTACTCAGACCTTTGAAAGTTCTTCCATCGCCTTCTCGTAACGAGCAAACCCAAACTCAAAGGCGTTTTTAACTTGACCAGTATGTGAACATGTTTCGCTGATCGCTGCACGAGGTTTCGCCACCGTGGATTTGTCACGAGGCGGAATGTACAAGCGATCTGCCTTTTTTAATGCGTGACCCATGATTATCACCCTCATGCACGTTTGGCAGTGCTTTCTTAAATTGTAGGATGTAAACACACCCAAAGATTTCATGACCACTTCGAGTGGTTGAGGACAATTTAATACCATTCGTCATATTTGAGCAATGGGCCCATGTCTGAAGATAGATGCAAGTTCGACGAAATTTATCGCGGCCACTTTGCAAGTTAACCACCTTTTCGCAGAATTTACCCCTCAGGTAATAGTAAACTATTGCCACGTTCTCAGGAGATAGGCGGTGCCTATGAGCCGTCCTGAGCTTTCAAGAATGGCATAAATAGCACTTTTTGCACAAAATGTATGGCTTGGTTGGAATGCAGAACAACAAAGATTGCTGTAGTATTTCGCCCCCTCTGAATGGAGATGCTCAGATTTTAACCGCACCCTAATAAAATTTTATGTCTGAGTATCTTCATGGTCCTTTCCATCCAGTATCCGCCATAAGGTACGCGCTGGCTCAGATGTCCATAAAGGTGATGCAGTAGCATGTTGCCTTCCAGCAGAATCCCCGCATGATTCCACTTATCAGCCTGAACCTGCATGATCACCATATCGCTAGGTTTCGGCGGCCCGTCGAATTCACGGAATCCGCACTCGTACCAGCAATCCTGATAGAAGTTGTCCGGATAGTCGTTTTCCCACCAGGGATAATCGACCCGGTAATCGTGAAGCTCTATCCCGTACGTTTGCCGGTAATAGCTCATCACCAGCCCCCAGCAGTCAAAGTGACCAAGCACAAACGGGCGCTCGAGCAGCGGCAGTTCTCCACGCGGCTGGATGGTCCTTAAATCCCCCTCCGGCCAGCTCACGATATGCCAGGGTAAAAGCGTTGAGTCGCATTGCGCTTTATCCAGTTCGCTCGGCTGCGTAGTGGCGTCAGGGTGGCTGTGAACGATGGCGATCACCGTACCCCAGTCCTCAGCAACTGCGTAATCTTCCGGGCAGAGGACAAAATTTTCCTCCGGTGCCGCGGCAAGGTTCCGGCAAGGGAAATAACGTTCAACACGGCTTTTTTGCGCCACGACACCACAACACTCACGAGGATATTCAGCGGCTGCATGCGCCATAATCGCATCAATGGTTTTCTGACGCATATTAGCTCCTGATTAGTGAAGTACCCGGGAAACCACCGAACGGCAGTTCTTCATTCTCTCCGAAGCGAAGTTTGCACGCCGTGAGCGTGCCGTTACAGACATCAAGCGAGGGATCATCGACAGGATTATTATTGTTATCGAAGTATCTGGTTCCGGCATAATCGCAACCGTCACCGGTTCGGTACTTATTGCGCATGCACCAGGTGCACAGGGAATGAAGCTGGCGCGTGGGGATCATCTTACCCTGCAAAGACATCGGGCTATCGAGTACGAATTCGATACTTTCGCCCGGAATTTCGCTGCTTTTGCCATCGATGTAAAAAACTCGTTTTCTGACCTGTTGCGGATCAGCTGTTGCGTTACCAGCGAGGAAGTTCTTCGCATCTAGATAATGTGAATAAGTGTCATGGATAGTAACTTTGGCCTGTAGCATATCGTCATAAGCAAGGCACAGCGCTGTAATCTTGCTATCGATATCTGCAACCGTGAGCGTTGGCTGGGCGCTGTTGCCGTCTGTGGAGGCTTCAAGCCCTTCAATTTGATACGGCCAGGCGGCATATTCTTCCCCCTGCCACCAGATACTTTTCGCCTTCAGCTTTGATTCATCACCGCCAGCAGCGGCGATTTCTTCTTCCGTGTGCGGGAGGTTGTACGCGTGAAATCGCAGTACATCATCCACGCCGAACGTAGAGCCATCAACTTCGATAAGCCGGACTTTATTGCCGGGCTCAAGGCTTTGATAGTCTGCTGTGATCATGGTGCGTACGCCTGTTTGAATGTTGCGGAAATAGTCAGAACGTTGCTGGATAAGGGCTGTGACTTGATTGATTCGGCCTCAATCCGGTAGAGACCAGTTTCGCCAACTGGAGATGTCCAGATAAATGCCTTTGTGACGTGAGAACGAAAGAATTTAAGGGCCTGAAGCATGTCCGTTTTTTTGCCCGTGAGCGTGACAGGCCATGACTGTTTTTCAGGGTTAATGCCTTCCCCGGCGATCTGCTCATAGCCGTCGCCAAAGGTTGCAGAGCGGGTTTTATGGCTAAACGTTCCCTCCATTCCCGCCTGTATCTGCGTCCGCCAGGTGAACGTTTCCAGGGCCATGTTTGCTCCATAAAAAAAGCCACCCGAAGGTGGCTTGTGACAGTATGAGAAGGAGATTAGCGGGTTTCACAACCAAGCTGAGACTTGTCGATAATCTGCGTGCCTTCAACACGGTAACCATATGTGCCGAACAGAAATGCGTGGTTTAATTGATAAATAACAACATCGCTTAAGCCTACGGAACACTTATCTTTTTCAATAGCCCGATCCATTGCAGTTTTAACGCTTGGAATGCCCAGCGGGAAAATAACAATTGGAGCTTTGTCTTCACCAGTCACACGTTGACCTTTTTCAAACTTAGCTGCATTCAGGTTGTAATTTTTGGTACTACCAACGGTCATATCAGCAACACGAACAGTACAGCCAGACAACATTAAAGCCCCAATAGCTAAAGCCACTACCTTCTTCATTGTACGTTTCCTTTAATTGCAATCGGAAACATCTTAACACGATGAATAATATGATCAAAAAAAACACCGAAGCGTCTTATCTTGATTTTGTTGCATTCCATATAAGGCCGCCAGGCTGAAGTTGTTTCGCAATACCTGCCCGAACAGATTGATCGATAGTCTGCTTGTAAGCACGTGAAATAGCGTCGTTACTCCCGGAAGATTGCTGCTGGTTGCCCTGGTTCTGTACCACCACGGAAGTTTGGACATTAACGCCGCCAGCACCTGATGTTCGTAGCCCATACATTGGCGCAGTACCAACATACCCGCCGTTTGCATAGCCCTGAGCACCTCGCATCAAAGCGTAAAGGTTGCCAACACCCAGCGCACTGGTTGCCTCCTTGGTGAATACGAATTCGCCACCATGCACCACGCCTTTTGGCTGATACTTTCCTCCATCCCCCGTGTAGCCGCCAGTATCAAATTCCGGAACTGCGCCACCATCAGAAAATCCAAAAAATGAACCAAATGAGGTCCCACCAAAGGCAGACTTCATTCCGTTGACCAGCGCCAACTGTGTCAGCATCTGGGCAGTTCCTTTCAAAAAGGTTGTCAGGAAATCTGAGAAGTTAGCTTTTCCAGTAGTAAAGAAGTCCGTTAGAGTGCTGGCCATGCCGGCGAACGCATTACTGGTGAGCGTCTGCACTTGGGAGTAAACATTGGTTGCGGAGTCCTCAAATTCAGCCCAGCCCTTTTTCGCGCCGGTCAACCAGTCGCCACGCAACCTGTCCTCTGCGGCATAGTAATTATTCGCCGCTTTGAGCTGCTTCTGATAACCAACGTCCTCCAGAGAACCGCCGGCGTTCACCCAACCTGCGGCAAGCTGACTTTTCGCGAGTTCACGCTGAGCTAACCGCTCGCTCATTCCAGCTCCACCAACCAAAGCAGCCTGTTTCTCAGCCATCTGCGTAACATATTTCTGAGAGGTATCCATTCGCTTGTTCAGCTGTTCCTGTGCGGTAATCTGATCACCCAACAGGGCTTTCTGCCGTGCCAACTGAAGCACCTGGTCTTTACTCGCCAGCAGGGATTGTTCCTGCTTCGTCAGTGAACGTGAACGCGAGGCTTCTTCCAGCACCTGAAATTTCGCCTCAGTGGTCCACAGATCTTTGCGCTGCTGGCTGATAGTGTCGTTCAGCCCTTTATACTGCTGAAGAGCACGCAACTGCGCCTGAAGCGCCAGCAATTCGGCCTGAGCAGTGTCAGTACTGCGGTCGCCAGCCGACACAGTGCCTTGTTTTCCTGTTTTCGTTTTTTTGCCAAACGAAGCGACTGTCTGCCGATCCTTCTCAGTGGTCGCGGAGCTTATCTTGCGGGATGTATCGAGGTACTTGCCTGCGCTAATGTCAGCTGCGTCCCAGTCCTTTTTCAGCTGAGATACGCTGTTACCATAAGCGCCGGCCATTTGTTCGTTATAGTCCTGCCATCCTTGCAAAGTATCAGTTTTCGCCCAGTCAGGAACGAGATTAATCGCAGCCGCGATAGAAGAAGAAATAATCTGGTTCAGCTTCTGGAAAACTATCGCGACGCTGTAATAAATTGCGTTAAATTCCTTTAGCGTGTTTGATGCCAGTTCAGCCACCCACTGACCGATGCTCTGCATAGCCTCAGACGCCCATCCCTTGATATCAAGCCACAGGCGGCCAAATGGTGTCAGCGAGTCGTAAGCCTGCTCTCCACGCTCTGCCATCGTGTCGCCAAACAAATCCATAGCTTGAGTAACGGCAGCGGTCTGGTCTTTCTGCTTAACTAAATCGTCAATGTGCTTAAGCTGTGAAACGGTAAGAAAGTTGAATTGCTCATTAAGGTTCTGAAGAGCCTTAACCGGATCCTTTTCAATATCCTTATAAGCCTTGGTAATGTCCTGAGCCGAAACAATACCAGTTTCAACTGCCAGCGCTGTCGCTTTGGTAGCTTTCTCAAGCTGTTGCTGGGTCATTGAGCCGATACCAACCAGCTCTGTCATCAGACTCTGGACAGTGCCCACCGTAGTCCCAGTTGAAGCAGAGATTGACTGGGAGGATGCCATAATCTGTAGCGCTGACGTACCGGCAATGTTTCCGGTGCGGATGATAGCTTTATTGATTTCGTCATATGCTGTGAAGTAGTCCGATCCCGCTTTTGCCGCAATCAGTACAGCGCCAGCCAGACCACCAATCGCAACACGTGCCGGGGTTACCATGGATAACATCGCTTTTAGCGCGTTACCCACTCCGCCAAAGGAATCACGCAGCTGACCACCCTGCTGGATAGCGACCATATAAACCGGCATACCGGAGGCCAGTGAAGTCACAATATCCGTCATTTGCATTGGCAGGTAACGCATGGCATTACGGTACTGCCCCGCACTGATAGCTCCAGATTTCCAGGACTCTTCCTGCTCTTTTAGTCGGGCAATCATTGGCGCAGCGCGATCCGAAACGCCGAGCTGGGCCGCTTTCAGTTCAAGCAACTCTGCACGGGTTTTTCCGATAGCTGCAACCTGGTCCTCGAGTGAGTCGATAAAATTTTTGCCTGCGGCAGCTGCCCGTTGCGCTGCCTGTGTCTGCTCAATGCGAGCACGGCCCTCTGCTGTTTCAGATTCCATGACCTGCGCCAGTTTCGCGCGGGTTGTCTCAAGCACGCTGTTGTAACGCGTAAAATCTTCATCATCCACCAGCCCTTTACTGCGAAACTTAGACAGGCTCTCCTGAATGGTATCGAGTTCATCCAACGCTTTGTTAACGGGGCTGATTTTGTTGAGCAGAGTCTGGAGCTCCTTGCGCTGCTGCTTCAGGCTCTCGGTATTTTTCTTCTGGTTGTCGATACCGGTTCGGAACGTACTGTTTAAATCATCCGCTTTCTCTGCCGCCCCGGTAGCCGTACGCTGAAATCGATCTAACTCCTGATTACCGCGCTCCAGTTCGCCGGTATTCACTCGCAGAGAAATAGTGGCGATATCGTTACTCATCCGGCCCTCTCTTTATGCATTATTTTAAGCGCGGTTCGCTCCATTATCTGGAGATCGGAAAGTGCGGTTGCCTCGTCGTCGACAGCATGGAGTCGCATTACCCAGGGCAGGACGTTGTAATCAAGCCCGGTTGCGCCACCCATGCCCGTGCGCCACTGAGTACTGACAGACTGAAAGACACGGAACGCAGGCCAGACATCGGGCCAGACATCCACAATTTTATCGTCGTAGTCATCCGGCGTGAGTCCATAGGGCGCCAGGTCTTCCGCCGTGGGTTCAGGCATATAAAACGCCGAGGCAACCGCTATCAGTTTTTTTCACGCTGGCCCAGCAGTTCGCGATAGTAAGTCTCGGTGATGGCCTTCATCGCCGCCGGATAGTTTTCCAGCAGCAGCGACAGATTTTCCGCGTTAAATGCATCAGGAAGTGCCCAGCCAGCAATGATTTCCATCAGAAAATCAGTGGCGGTTTTGCCTTCGAGTTTTTCCAGGTCAGCCAGATCTTTAAGTGGCTTATGATTGAAGGTGAATGTCAGCACGCCATCCTCATCCCCAGCGCGTGGGATCGAGACGTTGGCCTTAAAAGTTGGTTTGGGCTGAAGGGTGAATTTAGTCGCCATCGTTGCCTCTTAGTGAAAGAAAGCCTCCAAAGAGGAGGCTCAGACTATCGTTATGCCTGGCTTATGCCGCGGCGCCTGTGATTTTGTAGAACGTCATTGCTGGCGATTGCAGGTTCAGCACGACGCTTACCGTTTCGACTTCGTTCACCGCCGTGGTCGGCGTGTCGTCAAAAGATGCCGTGGCCGCCCAGTAACGATTCTCCTTAGCCTTCGGAACGTACATATAAGCCGCCACAGTCTCTTCGTTTTCATCCAGCTGGCGCAGCAACGGATATACCGGGAGACTTGAATCGTGAGCGATCGAGTAAGTCTGGGAGACAGCAGATTTATAGGTATTCAGGTTGCGCTGACGGTCATCGCTGAGGAACTGAATCTGCGTGGTGTTCTGATCGCCACCAGATTTCGATACCTCAGTGATTTGTGGAAGTTCGGTCCATTCCTCAATCTTGCGAATAGAGCCGGAACCGCCGCCCGCGGCGTATTTGTTTTGGTTTGTGGTATTGATATTTCGAAGAGTAACGGCATTCTCCGCAATCGCGTCGATTTTCGCGATAACGTTATCAATACCCGACCAGTTACAGTTCACGTGAACGATATCACCGACCGCGATATCGTCCGCGGCGCTGACGGTGATCACCACGTGCTCAGCATTCGTCGCGCCGGTGAAAGTAATGGCTGGGCCGTAGCCCGAGGCCAGATAAACATGAGCGCCGTTAGGCAGTGCGAAGCCCATAATGGTTACTCCTGTGAAAGTAGAAAACCGGCACAATGGCCGATGATTTTGACGGGTCAGTTAATGATGTCGGCCCGGTAGTTCAGGCTGATGGGAATGGTGTAGGAAACAGCGGTCGGGATACCGCGAAAAATTGCTGGCGTGCTGGTGATCCAGCAAGTGAAGTCACTTCCTGCAATTTCCTGCCCCTCAGGGAACAATTCCACTACTCTGCCCGCCAGAGAAACGACTGAGGTACGGCCGGAGCCGGCTGGCGCCACGACATTGATCTGGTACACGCCTGAATAAGTCTGGCAGCGCAACCCGAGATCGATTGTTCGCGGCGTAACGGGCATATCGTGAACGGCCAGGTACATCTCGTTAGCAGGGGGTGTAAACGGCACGTTCTCCCATGCAACCTGAATACCTTCTGCATCAGCCCATTCACCAAGCCTTGCTGCGAGTGCCGCGGCAATATCTGGAATCACTTGGGCACCTCTCTTACGGCTTCCTCAAAGAAGCGTTGAAACTCAGCGGCAGTTATGCGAACCATGCCGCCAGGCGCCTGTGTGGAATGCCCCATTTCAAGCGGGTAGGCATAGGGCACGTTGTTGCAGAAATAAATGGCCTTCATCCCGACTTTGAAGAGCGACAGCGTGTAGTTCCCGGCCGCTTTTGTCAGATCACCTGTCTTATCAACCCGGCCTGTCTCGTCAGTCGTTGGCGCATCAAAGGACACCTGCCAGTTACCGCGAAAGCGTCCGCCCGTATACCCCGGCGGTGCTTTGATATCCATCCCATCCACCACCCGGTTTTTTTTCTTCAGTCGCCCGGTTTTGGTAAGGTTGTCGGGATTTGCCCGCTGCGCCTCGTTATGGTCGTAAACAGCGCGATTATATGAAACGGCTGTCTGGTTAACTTCCCACAACTCCGGGTTGCCCACTGGGGACATCATCACCAGCTGGTTAAGTATTTTTATGCCGACGGCGCGCACTACCGCTTCCTGATTCGTTTTCGCTTTATTAACGAAAGCCGTGATTTCAGCCAGGAAAGCCGCGTTCTCGCCCATGTTAAGCCCTCAGTTGCGCTTTGTAGCAGAGTACCAGCGAGGCAGGTTTTGCCGGGTTGGGTTTGATAACCCGGTGGGCTGTGCCATCAATATCGACTACGTCGCCGATTTTAATTTCCTGCTCTGCGGTAAAGACGATTCGAACATCACCGTTTACGATGACTGTTCCGTCTATCTCACCGGGTGCGTATTCCGTTTTAACGCCGATCGCAGTGAACTGAACATCATCCGTTTTATGCTCGACTCCACCGATAACCGTTACTGAACCCTTGCGGATGACGTTGTATAACGCTCCGTTCTGCCTGAGCATGCGCGTTGTTCTGGCCTGCATACGTAGGTAATCAATCGCCATATCAGACCCTCTCTACAAATGCATTGATGGCGAAACCTCGACCACCAGCAAGGTCGCCTAGCAGCGCCATGACAGCAGGATAGGACGGCGTGAAAACTTCACCATCTGCGACCGCATAGGTCATGGTGACAGCACCTTCCACACGTTCAGTTTTCACAGCGGCTTCGCGCACGCTGGAGAGTAAATCTCCGTCGATTGCCTCTACCGCCAGCATGCACTGCGCGGTTAAAACCTGCCGTGGAACTTCATCAGGCGGGAAATCATGTTCATCCAGAACGACATTCACGCGTGGCCATGCCAGAGCCTGTCTCGGGTCAGCTTTTGAGCCTACCCAGTCCAGCCCCTCCAGGTAATCCATTGCCTTAATCAGCAAAGGTGTGAGCTTGCCAGGCAGTTCAATGCCGCGTATTTCCGCAAATGAGGCAAGATCCTCTTCACTGACGTAGCTGTTGGCATCAGGAGAGGTGATATCGGTATTGATCATCGAATCATCCTGTTTATGGGGCTTTCGCCCCATTCGTTATTCTCCGGCAGGCGCAGTGAAGGTGATCTCATCAGTGGTTTTCGCCACTCCTTCAACCGTGCTGGTTACCGTGAAGGTGCCAGCAACGTCTGATGTGAGTTTCACCGTTGCACCACCAGCAGAGCCGGTTTGAGAACTGGCCGTGCTAAGCGTGCCGCCTGTGGAAGTCCACGCGACGGTTTTACCGGATACACCGGAGCCATTCAGCGTGTACTTAAGAGAAACAGTTACCGCGTCTGTGCTGTCAGCAGTTGCGGAGGTTTTATCCGCTGACAGAGTTACTCCCCCACCGCGGATTCCAGTTTGATGAGAACGCCCGCAGTGGATTTGTTACTGGTGAAGTGTTTCTTCCAGTTGCCCGCGGTACCGATGGCGGTCAGGTCAGGATTATCACCTTTGGCGGTATCCCAGCTGTAGCCCAGCAGTTCAACGTTCACGGTACCTTCAGCGCGATAGCCAATCGCAAGGTTTTCCTGATCGTTGATATCGTAGGAACGGAAGCCTGGTGCCTGAGACTCGGTAACAGTCACTGCGCCGGCCACCAGCCCAAGGATCGCATCAGCGTCCATGGTGTCGGTTACCAGCACAGGTTTACCCAGCGTGCCAGGCTGCCCGCCGTAAACCACCACGCCAGCTTCTTCGTAGATTTTGTTGGCAATCGCCTCATCAACAATGTCGAAGTAGGTCGCAGAGTGCATCACGAACAGAGCCACGCGGTTAAACTTGTCGCCGTATTTACGCAGGCCACGCGTCAGGGTCTTTTTACCGTCGGTCGCAATGTCGGCGGTTACGACCATGTCGGTGTTAGCACCAATCGCCGCAGTCAGTGCTTTCAGACCATATTTCACGTAGCCTTCCAGCGTGGCATCTGCCACATCAACGCCGATCACTTCGGAGAATTCGTCGACAGAGCGGCCGCGGCGTTTGAATGCCTCTTCGGTGGTTTCATACGGGCCATATTTCCACGGTGCTTTGACGGATACGGATTCACCGGCGCCAATCTTCTTGCCGGTCACTTTATCGGTGGAGTTCGTGTCACGCGATTCGATAGAACCGCCCACTTTGTAGAAGGCTCGCTTGCGGAAATCACCTTCAATCAGTTCGTTATCCAGCAAAATCGCACCGTTGGAGGAAGCGTTGAACACTTCCAGGTTGTCCTGGCGACGCTCAAGAAACGCGGTCTGCGCCAGATCGTCATAAATAACCAGGTCGGAATTAACAGTCGTTGCCATGGTTTGAATCCCTTATTTCGGAAGTTTGAGGAAGGCCTGCTGGCCGTGTTTGCGGATGTAGTCCGCTTTGTCGCTGGCGCTCATTTCGGAACGTTTCAGGCTTCCACCACCGTTTGGCTTGTGTACACCCGCGCCCGTGCCTTCTGCGCGCGGGAACAGATGTGGAGCCGTCTCCTTGAGAGACTCCGCCCATTCAAGCGGGCTTAGTGGGGTTTTGCCGTCTTTGCCGAACAGAACATCGCCATTTGCATCAACTGCTACGGCCTCGCCTTCGTCGTTGAGCTGGAATGTGCCTTTGGCACGCAGAATAAGATCGTCAGAAGCTTCAGGCAGCGCGCCCGCTTTGGAGGCTGCTGCACGGATTGCATCCCCGAGAACCCGATCCCGGAATTTGTTGGAGAACGCTTCAGCTTTTTCCGCGCGTTCGTTTGCCGCTTTGATCTGCTTATCAACGTCAGCACGCAGGCGCTCGGTACGCTTATCCAGCACCTCGTCAATTTTTCCGGCGGCGATAAGCTTCGCCTCTTCATCGTCAGAAAAACGCTGGAGAATGCCGCGTACAGCGTCTGGGTCGATACCGTCAAAACGTGACAGGTTTTCTTTTTGCTGCTTGATGGTGCCCAGCAACTCAGAGTTTTTTGATTTCAGGCCTGTAACTTCACTGGTCACACGCTCATCAATCAGCTTCTGGATTTCGGGGGTGATTTCGATACCGCCACCACCACTGCCCTCACCGCCGCTTTCAGGTGCGTAATATTTCAGAAGCATGTTTCGAATTAACATAATTTCCCCTCGGGATTTTGTCGGGCCTCGCCCATAAAAAAGCCCCGGCGGATGCCAGGGCGTGTAGAAAGTGATAGTTGCCAGGTTCAAGGACCTGATAGCTGCTTAAGACGTTCCAGGCTGATCCACTCGCCTTTGTCAGTGAACATATCAGCCAGGTCGATTTCACCCGCGCGGAACAGACGGCCACGCTCGGCACCCAGAACCTGATCCTGCCTTTGAGCTGGCTGACGCGCGAGCCATTCAAGATACGTGGTTTTAGCAGGTACCTGCCCATCCATGCTGGCACGAGTGCCCTCGTCCATCTCATCAATATCAATGCCGAGTTCGCGCCAGGACTTGATAATCAGAGTTTCAGTAGAACGGCAACAGAAATGAATTTTCCCGGGCCCTTGCAGGTAAGGTACTTTGTGCCCGATCGGTTTATTATCCAGGGTGTAGCGCAGCAGGTCGCGAATGATGCAGTCGTGACTGGTTTTATTGTCCAGCGTAGACAGCCACTGCTTACCATTCACGATGTCGCTGTTGGCGCTGGTGAAGCTGTTGCGGGCGGTAGCAGCCAGATGATTCACGGCTGTTTTAGCGATGCTTGCGGCATTTGCCCTGCTCATCTGGAGCGCGCCGTCGCGATAGTCTTTATTGGCATGACCGCGCACGCTTCGGGCGATGGTTTCAACCGTGTCGCCAGCAAGATAGCCACGGCGTACAGCGTTTACGATCCGCGCCAGCCTGTCCGATTCCAGATTCTCCGTCCACTCACTCAGCAGGCGCCCCTGAAATGGCTGAGCCATCGCCGCGGCATAAACCATATCAGCGGTGATTCCCTGTAGCGGGTAGCGTGCCAGCACCTGTGAGGGAAGAAGGGAATCGAACAGGCTCAGCTGATAACTGACCTCATTCCTGGAAAGCGCAAGCAGTTCCCCTTCCAGCCCGGACTGCATCGAAGCGACAGCCTGATGGTTAAGTTCGCGTACGCTGCCGAGCAAGCTTTCCAGACGTGTAACCGTGAAGCTATCAGCCGGGAGCCGATCCAGTGCATCCAGCAGGCGGGCAGACAGTTCTGCGTCTGTCTCGTTGAGCAGCTTCACCATTCGGTTAGCCACGCCCGTCGCATAGCGGCTAATCCAGACGGAATGGGTAATGGCCTCATCCCGCAAACTTTCGTTGACTGTTGCCATATCAGCCCCCGGTCAATGAGGGCGCCTGATTGCGGAGCGCATCAATCACATCATCCGGGCTGTCTGCCGGGTTGATGAGGTCGAGTTTCTGAAGCGCCCGAATCATGTCAGTATCGCGCAGTGCGCCGGACTGCCATGCATTAACAATCGCGGTAACCATCCCGGATTCGGCAACCTTCGCGATAAATTCCTGGTTGATGGTGTAGCTCGTCGATTCGTCCTTAATTCCGAGGTACTTCGCACACCAGCCCAGCGCCAGCGTGTAAGCCTCGGAAACGTTTGAAACGCAGATACCCAGCACTGATGTTGATGCGCTCTGTTCACCGCTTGCCTGCGTTGCAGTCTTCGCCGTGGCGTTCTGCTCAATTAACCTGGCGCCCAACTGCACCATGTAATCGCGTTTGCTGTCCATGGCCTCTTTAGCCAGCATGTTCGGCTGCGCCTGGGCATAGCCAAACGAGCCATCTTTGGGAAGCATTAGCGGTGAACGGGAACCAATTTTTACTCCGGTCTTCTCAAGGTGATCTCGCCAGTTGGTATCAAGCCCAGTCATATACGGCTGCACCTGACCACAGAACCACACGCTGTCCTCATAGTCAGCGCTGTTTCGATAATGGCCATGGTTTATCTCCACCAGCGCGGCCAGCGGTGAATCATCGATAGTGGGATCGTTGTTCTGAGCACCGACAAAGGTGAACGGGATTTCGTCCCAGTAGTCCTTCCCTTTCGGCTTAGGGTGGTATTCACTGTCAACGCTGTAGGTTCCGCTTGCGGTGCCACCTGCCCGGCGCCATACACGGCAGATAAACTTCCCTTCTTCCAGCGCCAGCTCGCGGTACTGAATTTCGTCCTTGTAAGCGTAACCATCCGGCTCTTCTACGCATTCGCGCAGGACCACCAGTACCAGCTGATCGCGTCCGTTAATTCGCTTTGTTCGCCAGTTGATGATGTTCTCTGCCGGATAGCGGAGAATGATCGCTTCGTCTGATGCCTCTGCATAGTCAACGTAAAGCCCATCACGCGCCACCTCCAGCACGTTCTCAACCACCAGCTGCGACTGCTGATAAATGCTGGTACCCGCCCCGTCAGCATTATCCAGCAGGTATTTCAGCTTCTCCGGGCCGTTAAACGTTGGGTCTTTGCGATACGCCATGCCAAGCATGCCGATCTTCGTATTGCCGGCAATGGCGTAAAATACAGCGCGGCGCAGATAGTCCTCGTTGCGCTTACGGTTGCGCGTGGATTTATCGGTTGGATCGAGATAAGGCAAGTACTTATTGCCCGCCGCTTTTACGGCCTCAGCGCCTTTGCAAAAGTCTCTGTATTTCCGCCAGGCAGCAGAAGCCGCCCGGTGTTCTGGTCGAACCCAGGTGATGTCGTCGTTTGCCATATCAGAAAGTGGTGTCCATGGTGATTGAGTATGCCGGTTTCACGATGGGGTAATCCTTCACAATGAAGTACCCACCAGCATCATTGGGGTGATCGTTATCCGCTGATTTATCCGGTTCGCCATTAGCCGCCCAGATTTGCTGCTCGAGGCTCTCGGTGTAGACCGGGCAATTCTGGACGTTGACCAGATAGCGGCGCTCACCGTTGGCGTTGCAGAACATGGCGTTCATTGAGTTAATGCGGTCTTTAACCGGCGGGTTGGCATCATCAACGATGACACTGAAGCCGGCATCGTTAAGCTGGGCAATATCCGTCTTGCTGGCGTTCTGCGATTTGCGGGAGTCGCCTGACGCATCCGGGTAGATGTAAATCTCCCGGCTCTTCACATAACGCCCATCCTCATATCGCCAGAACTCTTCCTGGATACGCTTAATCATCGCCGGCGTGTCGTAGACTTTCACCAGTTCGCGAACCGCGCGCGGTAGCCCGTTACGCTTTACGTGAACAATCGCGGCCATTTTCCCTACGTTGAAGTCCATACCGATAAACAACGGATCCCCATCCTGAATCTCGTCAGAACAGTTGTTCAGTTTACGGTTAAAGGTGTGGTAAATGGTCCCACTGTTGAGGTTGGTGAACTTCCCGCGCAGGTATGCCTGAATCAGTTCATCAGGATAAGAACTCAGCAGCGAGGAAATGTAATCCGGGGGCAGGTTCTTCGCGTTGTCGAACGTGCTGGCCTGAATCAGCCCATACAGAGCAGAAAGCTCAGGCTTTTCGCGGACCGCCTTCACGAACTGCTGGTAGACGAACTTGAAGCCCTCCGGCGTAGTCGTTACATCGATGCCGTTACGCAACCCGTCGACTTTGTAACGCATACGGGCGATGATTTTTCGCCAGGCCTGCTGCGCTTTGGCAGCCGCCATGACGTCCAGTTCATCCACCATCGCATTACCGATTTTGAAACCAACTATCGAGCCTGGCTTCTCCATTGAGCGGCAGATTGTGGTTCCGCGGTATCGTCGCCCCTCGTAGAAGTGAACCTCTTTGTTCCCCTCATTGATTATGACGCTCAGCCCCCAGTCAAAGGCCACTTCCTCAATCGTCGGGTAGAAGATGTCACGGATCTGCGGGTACGTCGGCGCGAAATAACCCTGGTTGATTTTAGGGTGCTCCCACATCCCCTTACAGATGCCGCCACAACCCACCCACGTCTTACCGGAACCGAACCCGGCAACGTAGGCTTTGAATTTGTGCTGCATCGCGAGGAAACGCGCCTGAGGAATGTTAAGTGTCGGGCTGATCCCCATCTTCCGCCCTCGCGTCCACTACGTTGATATTGATCTGAACTGGGGTCGGTTCGTCACCATCACCATCACCGGCCAGCTCTTTGCGGAGTTTCTCAACCTCCAGCTGCCGGCGGTCGATTTCGATCTGCTGGAGACGCTGAGCGAACTCGCTATCCGCCAGGCCAAGCCGTTTCATTACGGCTTCGAACATACGCTCACGGCTGATAGCGGTTATCTCGACGCCGTTCTTTCCGACCTTTACGCCGGAGTAAGCGAGTCGCGAGACTGGCGAGAGTTTACGCGTATCAGCGAAGTAAGGCTGGCCGATACCATCGCCGTTGCAGCGTGGGCAGGCAGGGTTAGGCTCACGATTATGGTCATAGCCATAGCCACCAACATCAGCGGGCTCGCGACTTTTCCGCTCAAGCGCTTCGAGTCGTTTCTCTTCGAACTCCACCATATCGCGCCACTGGTACTGGTGACCGAATCCCCAGCAGTAACGACACGCGCCGCGGCGATACTGCGATAGCTGGTTTGCATCGAAGGTGGCAAGCTGCCACATCTGCGCGAGGACTTCATCGGCACCGCCAAGCGTGCGCGCAATGGAGGCTTTCTGCTGTTGTGCAATAGCCTGGGCAACTGAAGTTTTCTGAAGGAGTTGATAACCAATTTGTTCAGCGGATTTTTTGCTGTAACCCGCCCTGATAGCTGCTTGTGTGGCGTTACCATCCTTTAGGTATTCCGCAACAAATAAGCGTTGCTGAGCAGTAAGTCCATCATCATCCATCAGCTCATTTGCGCTTTGTTCTTTCTGCGCAATGCGCACTTTTTTCTGCGCAGATTTGTGCGCAGTTTGCGCAGAAGTTTTTTTGATATATCGACGGGCGGTAGCGTAGTTCAGTCCCTGCGCTTCACACCATTCCTTTGGTGATACGCCGGTTGCGGCATGTTCGGACAGGAACCGTTGCTGAAGCTCTCCCCAGTCCGGTTTTGCCATTATTCACTCCAATAAAAAAGCCACCAGCGAGTGCCAGTGGCTTGAATGTGGTAATCAGAAATGGGTTCGAACCGTTGGGACAAACAATATTAAGCGCTCACCCACTGGATTAAAGTAGCATCACGCTTCGTCTGGCCGATATGAACTCCTGTATCACTCTACTGACGTATAGAACCAAGCATGACCCATCCTACTGCTACGCGCCAGTCTCGCTGCTTTCAACCAATCAGAGCATCATAAGCCTCGATAATTTCTTTCCTGCTCACGTATCTATCGGCTGCCACCAATATGGCACCACTTTCGCCTTTCAGAAAAGTTGAAAAAAAAATCACCACATCCAAACACCTCACCTCATTATTAGCATACAGATAAAGAATCTTGCTCCGATAACTTCGAATTTTCAGCAACTTAGCAGGCTCATCATCAGCAAAAATCAATAACTGTGCCATAAAATCTCCTTCTACACATAATTCCTTACAAGAGAAGATTGTTAGTCCCATGAACACTCAATCACATTGACGAATCTTTTGCCTGTGATTTACGTTACCTTTAATAGCCCAAAAGTCTTTTTTAACTCATACACCTGAATTCAATTCTGAAAGAAGTGAAAATGGCAGCAAACAAATCACCAGGAGTTTAACTTTATTTAATTAGTTATAGTGCAGAATGCTTAACCCTGTATATAGAGTTCGCTTCTTCGCACTTTTCTTTCAAGTATATGAACCGGGTGGATACTTCACTGTTTGAGCAGTTCGTCACAATGCAGTAACCCTCTACCCACGCCTTTTCATCCTTTTCGGCAAACAAACTTTCGAAAATGGCAACCCAAGTGCTGTTAGGCATGCGTTCCAGTTCAAAATACTTCATTGTCCCTCCCTCACGAAGGGTTCTGTACTCATCCAATCCTAAGATTTTCATACTGCATCTCACGGTCTTTTTAATGTTATGATTTCTAGCATCATATCCAGGCTTTTCCTACCCCCCAAATCCATGGGACTCTGCATTTTATCATCATTAGCAACCAGCAGATGAGCTTTGTAATAGATGAAGAATGCGCATAAGAAAGCCATAGCTATTCATGTGACATGCCTGTCCTCAGTATTGGATTTAGGTTACCTCCTGGATAAAACTTACCCATCAACATTAAAAATACAACGATTCCAACAGGCACTCCAACAATAGGTGTAGCGAACGCGCTTACTCCCACGGCGGCAACCATACCTCCCAAAGTACTAAACATGATGGGTATGATTAACATAATGATAGCCTGGGGTATTCCTGCCTTCCAGAGGAGTAACACCATAATGACAACAAAGAACACCATGAGAAAAGGCATTGTTTGCCCCCTTAATTAAACACACTCTCTATATAACGACCATTTGGAAAATTTATTTAGTTATCTTTCAATTAAGGCCTACTTGCAGTTCGCCTGCCACGCTTTGTTATGCGCCAGGATGTCGCGCTTCGTCTGCCTGTCCAGTACATCCCAGTCGTGCGCTGTGCAGTAGATGGGTTTAACCCAGTCGCAAGACGTATCGGCTACCTCAACCCTTACGGGTCCAGTTGTCCCGCAGCTCGCGATCAACATCGTCGTCAGACATATGGTTAACAGTCTGCTGTACATTGCTGGCCTCTTTCGTTGCTTCTACCCGGCGTTCGGCTGCTGCGACCGTTGCCGCTGCGTTATCTTCGGTGCGCTGCTGGTCGGCTTTCACTTCAGCTTTGCTGGTGCCGCGAATATGGCCCAGGCCAAAAGCGCCGGCGATAGCGGAAATAACCAATGCGACCAGCCCAATTATCGTTTCGATCCCCACATTCACCTCATACCAGAACGGATTTCGCCAGGTTCAACAGCGCACGGCGTTTATCCAGCCCGTTGCGGCCGCCATTGATTAACAGTGTCACGCACTCAACGTCGCCGGAATGAAGAAGGCAACCGCGGGAGGCATAGAACCATGCGGCAGAGCGCGCGGCGTATTCATCCTTTTCAAGCAGCTCCGGATGAGTAACAAGGTCCAGTTTCAACGCCTGGCCACAACTGCGATAGTTGCTCAGGCCGGTAATCTGTTTCAGCCCACGACCGCGATATTTCCAGCCATCACCAGCGACCTGATTGCCAAGGTGTTCTTTTCCCCACTCACCACCGTATACCAGATTGGCGATCGCTTTCTGGTTTGCCGGTTGCGTTGCCGTTCTGCCAAGTGCGGCGGATTGCTGTTGAGTGATGCGGTGGCTGCCGAACGTCGGTACCAGGTTTTCAACCGCGTAATTCAGGTTCTCCACCAGTCGGGTAAATCTGGTGCTTTCATGCCCCATCTGGGCAATAAACATGGCCTGATCAAGCGGTGCGGTGATGCCGTATTCCTTCATGGCGGCGTCGATATGCGGAAACCAGCGCGCAGCTAATCCGGCGCTGATACCAGCCGCCTTCTGAAATTGTGATTGGTTCATTAGTGCCTCAGATGATCAACCAGACGTGCAACGTTGCCTTTGACGGCCACCAGCACGGAAAGGAATATGATATTGGCCGCAATGATGGCCCATGATGAATGCGGGTAAATCCCACACAGGTACGCCAGCGGTACAGCGCTGTAAGTGACGGTAATCAGCCAGGCTAAACGCGAAATCCATGGCCGATGCCGCGAATCACCACGGCGGTAAAACATCAGAGTAATTACAACTCCGGCGCAGAGCAGCGCGTTGATAGTTGCTGTTGGGTCATTTAGTACCACCTGAACCTCCCCGGCGCGTTATCAGCGCCACCAGCGAGCCGATGTCCTGCTTGTTCAGGAACGTAAGGATTTGAACGGCTAACGCAGAAGCTATTACGGCACCAATAGCATCCAGAGGCTTCTCGGTGTACCCCGTCCAGGATGTGAGTTTTGACCCCAACAACCCCGAACAAAGAATGCCGACGATATACGACACGAAGAAGTAGGCCAGGCGACGTAACACACTCAGGTCAGCTGCTGTCGCTATGTAGAATACTGCGCCTGCAAATGCTCCAAAAACAACACCGTAATCAGTTCCGGTCAATAGACCGTAAACACTTGCTCCAGTCAAAGCTAAACCGGCCAGCCCTGTGCCGGAAAATGGATCGGACATAGGTCTCCCCTCATATAGCTGTGTATCCTCTCAGTAATGAGGGGAATAAAAAAAGCCCGCACGGGAGCGGGCAACGAATGCAGATATTTATTTTTTTCAATTTCAGAACGAAGATTATCGGCAGTCTTGGGAAATACTTTAGACAATAAAAACCCGGCGCGGTGGCCGCGTTGATGATCACTTGTTTACTTTTTCCAATGCAGATTCGTAAGCGTCTTTCTCATCAAATAGAGTCGTTACCGCTAAAACCTTACCAATCTGCTGCTTGAGCGCCTTGACGCCAACCTCAGATAGGAACTGGTGGATCTTGTCTCCGGGTTTTCCGAATTCATCTTTGCTACTTTTAGCAAGGTCAAGAATCTTACCTTCGCTTTTGGCCAAGGGCTTGTAAATTTGCTCAATAGTCAATTTTTTGAATAAGAATGGACGCCCTCGTCCTGGCTTGTTTAATTGATAAATTTTGTACCAAGCCTCATAAAGTTCGTTGGGAAACTCTTTCTCATACTGCCTAGCTTCTTCCCTAACAAATGCTTTGAAGAGATCAATTACTTGCTGTACTTCAGGTTTGAATCCAGCTACAGCGTAAGCAACGTTAGTAATACCAACCTTTGCCGCCGAGTTAACTAAGTCTTGAGCTTGCATAGCTGCATTTAGTCTAGATGCTGGAAGATCGCCACTATCTTTAGCTGCCGTAAGGGCTTTGCAAATATCAATTACTACTGAAATATCATATCCATGTCCGCCAGTAAAAGAACCGAGTACTGCGCCATCGTTCTCCCATTGAAAAATATAAGGATTTTCCATTTTCTCAAGCAAAACTGCGTCTACGTAATCTTGCATATATTGAGCGTTAAGAACTCGGTCGATATCTTTTACTCGCTCCCCAAGACCAATGAGTTTTGCCAGCCCGGTTTTAGTTACCACAGCCGTTTTAGATTCATTGTCTAAAACATAACACTCAGTATCAATGCCAAACTCTTCCATAAAGCTTCCCTTGTGGGTTGCTTTCAACGGCTTGTCTTTCTGACCTGCCCCCACGATTAGATACAACACTCAGTTAGTAACGTCGGAATCTTCATTCTCAGAATGACCCTTTCTCCAGCCCGCTGCAAATTCAGACGGTGTCTGATAATTCAGCGTGGAGTGCGGGCGGCATTCGTTATAATCCTGCCGCCAGTCATTAATAATTTTCCTGGCATGAACGATATCGCTGAACCAGTGCTCATTCAAACATTCATCGCGAAATCGTCCGTTAAAGCTCTCAATAAATCCGTTCTGCGTTGGCTTGCCCGGCTGGATTAAGCGCAACTCAACACCATGCTCAAAGGCCCATTGATCCAGTGCACGGCAAGTGAACTCCGGCCCCTGGTCAGTTCTTATCGTCGCCGGATAGCCTCGAAACAGTGCAATGCTGTCCAGAATACGCGTGACCTGAACGCCTGAAATCCCAAAGGCAACAGTGACCGTCAGGCATTCCTTTGTGAAATCATCGACGCAGGTAAGACACTTGATCCTGCGACCGGTGGAAAGTGCGTCCATGACGAAATCCATCGACCAGGTCAGATTGGGCGCCGCCGGACGGAGCAGCGGCAGACGTTCTGTTGCCAGCCCTTTACGACGTCTTCTGCGTTTTACGCCCAGGCCACTGAGGTGATAAAGCCGGTACACGCGCTTATGATTAACATGAAGCCCTTCACGGCGCAGCAACTGCCAAATACGACGGTAGCCAAAACGCCTGCGCTCCAGTGCCAGCTCAGTGATGCGCCCTGATAAATGCGCATCAGCAGCCGGACGGTGAGCCTCATAGCGGCAGGTCGACAGGGATAAACCTGTAAGCCTGCAGGCACGACGTTGCGACAGACCGGTCGCATCACACATCAACATCACGGCTTCCCGCTTCTGGTCTGTCGTCAGTACTTTCGCCCAAGAGCCACCTGAAGCGCCTCTTTATCCAGCATGGCTTCGGCAAGCAGCTTCTTGAGTCTGGCGTTCTCTTCCTCAAGCGACTTCAGGCGCTTAACTTCAGGCACCTCCATACCGCCATACTTCTTACGCCAGATGTAAAACGTGGCATCGGAAATGGCATGCTTGCGGCAGAGTTCACGGGCGGGTACCCCAGCTTCGGCTTCGCGGAGAATACTGATGATCTGTTCGTCGGAAAAACGCTTCTTCATGGGGATGTCCTCATGTGGCTTATGAAGACATTACTAACATCGGGGTGTACTAATCAACGGGGAGCAGGTCAAGTCCATCTTGCTGCCGCTGCTTTTTTGGCAATGTCAGAACGCTGCTCTTTAGTAAGAGACTTCGCCCTAGCAATCCCGCCCTTAGCTTTACCCTTTGGATCTTTCTTATCGTCTGACATATGCAAGCATTTTTCACTATTTTATGCTTGCATAGTCAAGAGTATATAAAAGGCCGCTGGATGGTAGCCTTCAGTAAACTAATGTTGTTGTGCTTAATTGTACGCCATCGAGGATTCGAACCCCGAACCACGGAGATAGAAGCTCCGTGCTCTTTCCAGTTGAGCTAATGGCGGAAAAAAAAGACCAGCATTGGGTTGCTGGTCATGGGTCATGCAGTTGTCTCTGCGAAGCGGGTGTATCCCCCACCCAGTGTTATCAGTATCGAGAGCATTATCAAATGCCATAAAAACTATAGCACTGATGAAAAAATACACTCTGTCAAAGGCCATCAGAAATGACCTTTTGCTCATAACGGGAAGCCAGCTCTCCCGAATGCTTAGTGTCACGCCTAAGCAGGGCATGAAAGCAGGCTTTCCGTTGTGTTTAAAACGAAAAAACCCCGCGGTATTAACCGCAGGGCTTTAAGGATTTCTTGCTGGTCGGAACGAATGAACGGATTCCCAGCGTTAGAGTTGATGCTAGCCGAAAATTCCGCAGACCTCAACACCTTTTTTCTCTGACAATTGAGCTTTATAGAAAATCAGCCTACATCGTAACTGACTTTAAGGCGCTGTCTGCATAACCTTCTTGCCTGTGGCATTCTTCCACCAGCAATTCAAACAGCGGTTGCAGCTGACCGTAAGCGGTGGTTTTTTTTACATCCCATACGGTGCGGACGCCCTCCAGCACATTGGAAAATTTTAGCCGGGCGTAACCTCTCCCCGTGCAACGGTCACACACCTTCATGACCGGCACGCCCTGTTCCTCTGTCTTTTTCTTATCCAGCACCCTCCCTTTCCCGTGGCAGCGACACGCATTGCTGATAACGCCTTTGCCGTTACACGCTTTGCACAGAACGCGCGCGCTCTCCCGAACTGATTTCCACTCCTCCCAGTATGAGGGGTAAACACCCTTTGTAACTTTTGCCCATTTTGGCGGCTTGCCGTCAGGGTATTGGATTTTGTTGGTGAATACCTCGACTTCGGTAAAACCGCTACCATCGCAGCAGTCACATCTGCGAACGCTTGCCGCACTACGGGCGTAATCCTGGTATGCAAAAGCACACATAATTTCGAGAACGCGCTGCCGGACTTTTTCATCGAGTTCTGTAACTGATTTAAAGCGTCGGCATAGGACCAACGATGCTCCATAAAGCGCCTCCATTGCCCGGTCAGGGCTGCTGATACCAATTTTTGCAAGGTATAAATCGAATCCAAACCCACACTTGGCGTTAACCAGTCCAAGCGCGGTCATAACATCAGTTCCGGTCAGATTGTCGGTGGCAGTCGCCCTCGAGGAGTCACTGAACATCGGTGATTTTGGCGCGAAATATTTAGCGATTGATTCGAGGTTCATTATGCGGCTCCTGCTGAATGATAGATTCGAACAAAATTACGAAGGATGCGGTAGTCCACCAGCACTGATCCCCGGTAGCGGTAAATGCGAAGGCGCTGCCAGCGCGCGCGTAGTACCTCAAGCGTTTCTGGCTTCATGTGGCCTCCCCGATGATAATTTGCCCGGTTTCTCCCCAGATTTTGGTAACCCGCCCGTCCCAGACATGGCTATCCTCGTCAAACACTGCATCCAGCAGAGCTTTTTCCAGATTGTCTTTGTCCGGCTTTTGTTGATGAGGCTGGCCGACATATTGCGCCCGCTTCGTCTTACTCCAGCTCTTTGGCATGGGGATAACGAACGTGACGTGATATCCGGAATCTGGCAGGCGGATCCCCAGCAACCGGACCTGTTCTTTGTATGCCCAGTAAGCTGCTGTTGCTGGCCGTTTATGCCATCGGTCGCGCTGAGTCATTCGGGGTTTGCCGATCGGCGTAATTTCGTAAATTTTCATGCGGGCACCACCAGCCCGCGGCGGGCAACTTCAATCACTGTCAAAACAATCGCGCGATCCATAAGCTGCCGACGCTCCTCCCTGTTCAGCTTATTCCCGTTATCAATGCTGTCATGACAGCAAACGCAGAGCGCAGCTGTCGCACAGTCATCGGTTTTTAATCCCATGCCTTTCCCTTCGTTCCGGTGTGCCACCTGCGTCCCCCATGCTCCGCAAAGAACACAATGCTCGATCTGCCCGACGGCGGCGAGCCATTTTTTGCTGCGATAAATAGCCACGCTCACCCCCATATCCGGTTTTGCCACCGGCGATTTATACGCGGTGGTTTCTTGCCTTCAGGCAGCCGGGCGCTGACGGTCCAGGTGAGATAATCTGAGTTCAGGTTGCGCTCCACCTTCACGCCGCGGCGCTGGTATTCCGCCATGAGTTCTTCGGCCTGCTGGGTTGTGCAATCGGTATGATGGAACCAGGTCTTCTTCATCCCCGCCACCCCGCGAAGCTCATGAGTTGCGCAGCGGCGTTCTCCGCCTCTCGCTGGTTCCTGAATGCTTTGGATAATATCCAGCGCCAGAGGACATCAAGCGCGGCCTTGTACAGCTGCTGGAACTCAATTTCGTCCATGTTCGCGAATGAGATGCTGCGAGGATGTTTCTGAAGGGTGCCATCTGGAAGCTTTATGGCGTCGTAATGCCCGGCCTGAATCGTCACCCAGGCGCGGTATGCATCGAAGGATTTACAGAGACTGATCCCGTTTGTTACACGGCGGCTCGCAACCTGCTCAAGATAGTGCTCAGCGGCATCGAGCAGTGCGCCTTCGTTTCCGCCATAGGAAGCCAGGAATTTAGCGTAGCCGGTAACCAGCTTGCGCTCGTTGGAGGAGATTGCGCCGCCGGTAGGCTCCCAGTATTCGAAGCCCAGATTCAGCAGAGCGAAGAAGCGACGATGAAACGCAGGATTGCGTACCTGTTTGAAGTCGGCCACCAGCACGGCGCCGAGCTTGATTTTTGATTGCAGCAAATCGCTGGTCTCCGGCGTAGCCGGGATCAGGATCCCTGAGGACTGCTTAATGAGTTGTAACTGCGCCATGGTGTTCACTCCGTGGCGCATCGCGGTCAGGTTGCTGGTTGTTCAGGCCAGCTCAAGAATTATGATTGCGTACGTAGTGACAAGTCAATTTTTAGAAGCCATTTCCCTTACAACTTCCATAATGGTTTCTTTGGACCAGTAATGATCATCCCTGCTTAGTTTTCTGTGAGTTATGGAGCAATCTTTGGTGGAAATTATATAGCGCTCTTCCGCCCCCAACTTGAAGGACAGCAACTCCCTTCCTTTCCCATCGGTTATGGTCACTCGCAGATCTGACTGAACTACACCCTCCACGGAATCCCCCTGAGCGACATACAGACGCGATTAGAAATTGTCGGCAGCAGCATCAAAGGGATTCGCAAATTGCGGTATTCTGAAAATGCGCGCTACCCCTGAGTACACCCTTAATAGAACCAGTCGTCTGCACTTTCCCAGGTTTCCTGAAGGATACCTTCAACCGTCTTCTTCGCTTCCTTTGCCCCACCATAAACGCTTAACCCATCCGAACCAGCACGACGAACAACCAGACTGCAATCCTCGAACTGATTCCGCAGCCGTTTTAGCAGTTCTTTTTCCAGCGCTGGCATTGCTCCATCTGGAAGTTTCTTTGTGCGATCAATGGTTAACTCAATTTTCATGGTGGCCTCCTTTGCACATACTGTGTTTTTATACAGTAACCCGCAAACTCAGAATGATCAACCTGTTAAGAGCACAAAATGTTAAAAATAGAAGGCTTTGGACATAAAAAAACCTGCCGAATAAGGCAGGTTATTAGTTGCTTTAACATACGTTGCTCAATAGCACTGGAATATGGTGTTGAACTTTGAATCTGTATTATACGTTCCGTAAAACCCAGCCATCTTTCCTATTCCCTTGCTATACATCATGCTTCCTGAATAGCCAATAATCATATTTTCTTTCGCAATATTCAGTATGGGACTATGGAAAACCTCACCGTTTCCAAAATTTTCAAACATGATATCGAATCGATTACCGTAATCAATAATCACAGTCCCTGACGGAGACTGGCTATCTAGTTTTGCTTCTTTATAATTCGTAATGCTGCATTTTTTTGTGGCAGCACCAGCCTGATTATTGGTCGCATTGTTGAGATTGGTAGCAACTGGAGATTCTACATATCTTGTTTGTTCTTTAATCACGCAACCTGATAACACTGGAAGCACCATGCCCAGAAGAAGGAATTTTTTCACGATTAGTCCTTTGATATATTTCTGACAAGATTATTCCTCAGCAGAGTGCCGAGACAAAGCTGAAGCCTAATAATTAGGATTTTCCTTAGATAGGATAGCGATATTAACCACAATACGTTATCGCTTATCATCAGGCCACCAACTCTCTCGACACACAAAGTTCAGGGAGATTCGCCCTCACCAGCGCCTCAGCGAATGGCGGAGGAACTGCATTTCCACAACGTGCCACCTGCTTATCCTTCGCGTACTTCCTGCCCCGGAAATCCTGGTCGATGATGTACCACTCCTGGAAGCCCTGCGCCCGGTATAGCTCATGCGGTTGCAGCATGCGCATGCCAATATCGACTATGCGATAATCTAGGACTTTGATAAGCAGTTAGGGCCGCACTGTTTGCGCAGAAATTCTTAGTCCTGCTGTGGGCGCTGCTCGTTGTCCCCATACACAGCCATCAATGTTTTCCCTTTACCGTCGTGCGCCCCGCCTGCGATACAGTCGCCATTTGCTGGTAGATGCGCTGCCCATCCCGGCAAATCAAAAGTAGTTTCTTTAGATGAGATATGATCGATGCGTGGCGATTGTTGAAGGGCATGCTGTTGACAAATTATCAACAGACTCTCATAGAGAGTGAAAACTTTGAATTACACGACTCAAAGAACTTGGAAAAGGGTGTCAACGGTTAAGGATGTTAACTATATGTTACACACAACTTAAAAATAAACACCTGTCGTTGACGATTCTTACGCAGATTGCGCGATATCATGTTGCGCAATTCTGACCTTTCATTGAAGAAATCATCACTCGATCAAATTTTGAATTTTTTTTCTGGATTATTGACATGTGTTCCAGGCCTTACGGTACGAGGACTTAGCCTTTTTTACCCTTTCACAACCTCAATTTAACGTCAAAATCAACCCTTGTGCTGAAAAGATTCCTTACTAGAATACTCATCATATAGCGCAATTATTTTTTGCCAGCCCTATATGTAGTATTTAAACATTTAAATTTTTACGGCCTGCCGGAAATGAAAAAACCCGGCTGATTAGACCGGGTTCTTCAATCGGTAACTGGAGGTGAGAACTCCACTTACCGTGCCAAATGTATCTGGCGACTGGAGTTAGCTTAAACAAATGAACTGAATTCTTCAAGCGAGGGGACGGAACAAGAACGCTTCCGGACACTTTAGAGAACCTTGAAGATTGATATACAAGTAAAATTTTTTTGCCAGGGTTTTTGGTGATTCTTGAACCCCACCCAACCCGAAATCGTGCTGAATGTATCTGGCGACTACTGATACAGCAACTGCAAAGGCAAGCCCAGGGGTATTTGCGGCGAGGCGCGATGAACAAATAGGAAGCTGCATGGCATTGCTCCTGTTGATCTTAAAACTCGCGCCCCCGGTGACGGCCATCATTACGGCCCTGCGGGGATACTTCAAAGACCGCTAACCCTAAGCCCAGGAGGCTATTATGGTTGCATTGCTGTTGAAAATCGTACCGCCGATGTTCGTGATCATTAACGCGATCATTGAGTACGTAAACCAGCGTCCTTAAGCCTGGTTTTGAAAAGGCCCGGAGTAGTGGGCCTTATTAACTTCGTTACAGCAGCTCATCTGGGATTGGTTTAACACCTGAGCTTTCAATGAACTGGATTATCTCCTGCCCAGTTGCGCTACGACCAATGGCTACCGCGTAGACGTGCCCGTTATGCTGAATATGGTCAACCTCAAACGTTTTGAGGGGAGTGCCATTGTTTCCACAACCAGCAGCCTGAACGGTAACTTCTCCTACAAGCAACTTTTGTTTGGGATAATCGTCCATCTTGATCTTCCCATCGAGACCGCGACCAATCAATAGATATTCAACTTTCACCTAGCATCCTCCTGCTTCTGATAACCGGTTCGTTGCCTTTCGGCAAAATGATAGAACGTTCCCGATAATATCTTAGACAATCAATAAAATACTCTCGGTACTGCTCAGGTTGTTCTCAGGCCATCTGCTACGCGATGACGGGTATATTCAAACGCTCTTTGTAAACAACGCTGAGGCGGAAAGATCAACGTTAACTTTGTCGCGATCTTCCTGCGGTTTTGCTGCTATATTGAAGCTTGGCATAGTAATTTAACTTAGAGTCAGTATGGATAAGAAAAACTACTTAAGGATAGTTGCAGCTTTTATTATTGCACTTATGTTTATAATTGTTCCAGCAGATAAAATGGTTAATGACCAGTCATTTGACTTAACTTACAAATTCATTTGGAATCTTGGGGTTCCTGAAGGTGACATATTCCCCTATGTCATTAATGTTCCGCTCATAGCGGCGCAAATTTTTGGCGTCCTTGCCATAGTATGGTTACTCAATAGAGTTAAGTAACCCCACCTTTCACTTCACCTACTGCTGCGGCGCTGCTGGCAACGGCATCCAATGGGTTACGGTTATTGGATGGTATTCAATGCCGTAGTTCTGCTCGTAAACCTGCGCGTACCATCCCTTATCTCTTTTATCGAATTTAACGTATTGAGCAACATGCAACTCAACACCGAAATCAGGACGAGGCCAGATATAAACGAAGTCATCGTTATCCGGCATCCGCTCACTGCAAGCCACCCTACCATCAGGACAGGTGCCATCGGCCTTGGCCTGAAAATTGGCATGCTGCAACTCGACGCCTTTTGCTGAGGAATTCAGTAATGGCGCTGCTTTGACGGCGTGCAGCGACTCGGCGTTTTCGTCACCCTGAAGCATGGCGGCGCGGTGGGCTTTCCAGCCGCCACGGAAAGTGTCGTCAAAGTCGTCATCTTCCATGAACCGACGCTTGTACTCTTCTCGTGTCAGCTCGTCCGGCACAAATACCGGCGCTGGCTGAGCGGTGTAAACAGGCATAACGTCGCTTTGCCCTTTATTGCTCTCGTCAGTCAAAGACCAGAACAGCCTGCCTGCCGGATGCTTGAAGATGTACGCCACCGGCTCCGCTTCGAGCGATGCCAGCGCTATCTTCATCGCCGCAAGCGCATTGGCCGCATCTTCGTTTACTGCGCCTGGTGTCGCATCGCGCTCTTCTTCAAGCTCAGCGATGGTCTTCACTAGCCATTCTTTTAGGGTAGTGCTCACTGGGCGGTCTCCTTGCGAAGTTGGACGGCGATGTCTTCGAGTACGCCATCAGCGAACGAGCGATCGAAATCGCCTTCGGCGAGCATCAGCCATAAACTCTGTGGAGGTAAGGATCATTCTCGCAATATCAGCTGCGTTCTTCGCCGTGTCATCGATAAACCCTGCCTCCCATGCAGCCAGCATTCGGTTGGCAACAAAGTGAGCGCCTTCTTTGTGGGCCTGCTCCCGCACTTCAGCCAGGAAAGCGTCGGTCGCTGGGGTTTCGATAGCCATGTTCAGCGGATAGTCGGCATTCAACTCATCGTGAATGAATTCAGTTAAATTCTTGCGGCTTTCCTTTAGCCCACCATTCTCCGCAGCCAGCGCAGCGAGCTTGGCTTCCGATTCGGCAATTTTCTTACGCAAACCAGTTTCACAGTTATGCGCGCCGCTGCGCCCCCTCTCAAAGGAGAATCCGCAGTCACAATAAAAAACGTTGTCTTTCTCGGTGATCATGCAGCCGCCTTGTTGTGCGAAAAACGTTTCAGGTCAAAGTCGATTGTTGCCCGCAGGTCACGGAAAATACCGCAGCGACCGTGGCGAACCAGGCCACCCTGCTCCACCGCTACGCGGAGATATTTCTCTGCTGTGGTCCGGTGCAGGCCAAACATCGCAACGACGTCATTCGTGGTGATGCGTCCCTGCTCTTTCACCAGTTCGATAATCCGGATGATGATCAGGGTGCGTTCTTTGTCGGTTTTCTTTCTGGCCATCGGTTATTCCCTCCCTGTCAGCTGCTGAACGAGATTTCTGTGGCGACCAATAACACGAACCGCGTCACGCAGTTTGGTCAGTTGCTCCAGCTTGTTTCTGGTGCGGCGGATTTCGCGAGAAATGTCCCGCACCGCTGGTACCGCTTCGACTGCGGCGCGCCCTTCGGTGAACGAGGGGATTTCACTCACGATCTGTTCGACTGGTTTTGCTTCTTCCGGGGCGGCAGGTGCCTCCGGTACCGGTTCTTGCTTAACGGGTTCTGTCACAACAGCAAGGGACCAGGTAACGCCTTTGCCCTTCCCGTTCTTCACTACAACGCCCTGGCGCTCCAGCGCGCGAAGAACAGAGACCATTCCGCGGGCATTGCGATTGACGGCCGCGGCCAGCGAAACGGTCGTCATTGCCCCCTGCTCACGCAGCTGCTGTCGGACGACATCAGGATCTACGGGTTCCGGCTCCTCACCTTTCAGGCACGGCGCCGGATGAACAGGTGCCTTTGGCGTTGACTGCTGAGACTGACCTTTCACGGTACCGAGGAACCAGCCGCCGTCTCCAAAATCGCATAACCCCTGATCACGCTGCTCACGTAACATGGTGAGCGCATCAACCGGGTCGATTTCAAGACGGGCAGCAACTTCGCGGTATGTCGCCCGCCCCATTTTTTCCAGTACCTGAATTACGGTTTCCATGTGATTTCCTCTCAAATCAGTCCAGCGTCTTTTCGCTGTTTGTATTTCGCCATCAGCATCTGCGCCGGAGTCGGGCCTCGATCCTGAGCTGGTGCGGTTAGTGCCCGGCGTACTGGTGGAACAGGTTTCCCATCGAGAACACGCATTTCCCAGTCGTGGAGTAGATCGCCAGCAACGCGAACAAGTTCTTTCTCGCTGAGCTGGCCGTCAGTACCGCGTCTGCGCAGTTCAAGGCAAATGTGATAGAGCACGGGCTGGCTCCACGGGTATTGCTCACTGGTCGGGTAGCGAAAAACCAGCTTTCGCCAGCGCCAGTATTCGGACATGACATCGTCAACGGTGATACCGAGAGCGCCATGACCTTCCCGACACCATGCGATGAACTGACCAGGCGACGGCAGGAACGGGCGTTCCTGGCGACGTGCAATGCGCAGCCCGGCGTTTACCTGTTCCATGGTGGTGATCCCGTTTTCACGAAATGCCTGAGCCCACTGGCGGCGCAGTTCGTCAAACTCAGACTGGTCGCTGAAGCTATGCACGCTGGCCGGGAATGTTGCACGCAAGGCGCTAAACAGCGCGTTGAAGATTTCAGCGGTCTGCTCAGCGGGCGTGTCCTGCGCATCCGGCAATTCAGGCATGCCGCGTGCTATGCGCGCAAAATTTTCACGGTCTATGCTGACCATCTGCTCAGAAAGACTTTTCATCGAACACCCCGTTGATCCAGTCTGTGTTGTTGAAATCGACCTTGCCCTTGGCAGTGGTCTTCGTTGTCTGTCCACCGCTACGCAGGCGCTTGGTAGTTAGGTCGTCCCACTTCCTGCGCAGACTTGACGGGCTCAGGATGTTGTCTTTCCAGAAATCATCCTTGTTGGCCCACTTGAACAGATCGCAAATCTCGAAGTGCGTACGTTTGTCCTGGACGCGCATCAGGCGGATTGTGTTAGCCCATTCGACCCATTTCGGTTCGCTCAGGCTGGCATTGACCGTCAGGCGCAGGGAGTGTATCCAGCGAGCGGCTTTGAGATCGTCAGCAGTACCCCATGATTTTCCTGCCGGGGTGTAGATTCCGTCGGCAGCTTCAGGGTGACGAGAGAGGAATTTTTGAGTCGCCTCGTTTCGGGATTCTTCAGAATTCCGAGACGAAGAGATCTTATTATTTATATTGTTGTTATTATATTGTTGTTCATGATGCGCGGGGAATTGCGCGGTCTTATGCGCGGGTAAATGCGCGGCATGACCCTCGCAAGCCGCGCCACTACTGGCTTCGTCATGCGCGGTGATATGCTCGCCGTTATGCGCGGGGAATTGCGCGGGTAAATCGTCTATTTTTTGAGCATATCGCTCATAATTTGTGATGGTTATCACAGTGCCTTTTCGCTTCTCTCCAGAACGAGAAATCATTCCTTCGCGTTCGAAAACATCAAGCATCCTGTCCACGGCGTGACGACTACTCGGCTTCCCTTCCCGGTCGCATAATTTCAGCCCCAAATCGGCCGTTGTGGTTACCAGTTGTCCGGTTTGTAAGGGCCATTGACGGCCTTTAAAGTTCGCCGTGTAGGGCTGACGTGCAGCACCCAAAAGAAGGTTCTCCCACAACGTGCGCAGGAACACATCTTTCGCCCAGGGCTTCTTCAGTACGCTCCGGTACAACGGGATGAATCCGGTCTTCTGGTTCTCCATCCGGTTGCTCCTGATGGCACTACGTGCCGCAAAATCGGCATAAGCGACATTTGACATGCTATGCCCCTTTAGCCTGGTGTTTAGTACATGCGTTTGTCATAATGACCTCGCAATTACGTCCCGTTTTTGCACCCGAAAGCCGTTGGTGCCCCCTCACCGCGGCTTTCACCCTTTTAGAACAGCCCCTGCTGCTTACCGCGCTTGATGCGCTTCGACTCAAACCGATCTGCCGGCACTGTCTGTTTTTCTGCCCATAACTTCGCGTGACGCAAAACATCATCGAAAATTCTCCCCTTACGACTTGCCTGAGACATTCGCTTGTACATATCGACGGCCTGAAATGCCCCCCCTGCGCCACAGCTGCGGTGAAGCCCTGCCGGATAAGTTCTTCGCGAACGTGCTTTTCAATAAATTCGACATGATTCACTGCACACCTCACATGACGCCCGGGCCCATGACTGCGAGACCACTCAGAACCTGAACAACAGCCTCCCCAGGCAGAAGCGCCAGCAGGTGTTCAATGCCCTCCCTCACCTCTTTCACCAGCTGGTGCTGCGGAGCCCTCAGAATCACCGCGCGTTTCGCTTCGCCGATCTCCTTCTCCATCGCTGCATAGCGCGTCATAAAGCAGTCCTGAGGTACCAGACGTCCACGGAACTCAAGCGGTAGAACGGCGATGATCGCGGGCGACAGCTGGCTGATGTTTTTGCGCGCATACTCCGTATCACCATCGAGCCAGCGGAAGAGTTTCTGACGCTTACGGCTCAGGTCTTCGGGAAATTCCAGCCCGGCGCCGCCCTGTCGTTCCCACTCCTCAACGATGATCCCGGCAACGACATCCTGGTTATCCAGTGACGCAGCCCAGGCACGCACGGCATCGCGGATCTGTTCGTGCTTATCTGCCGCGCCTGGCTGATTGCGATTTATCATCGCCCCCGGATGTAATCCGGTATTTTGTTGATATGAAATGGAGTGCATGGTCAGGACTCCTGATGTGGAAGGCCGTCAGTAGGGTTTGGATATGCCACAGGGTCGATTTCATGAGGTGTAACCTGCCACTCAAGAATCCGACAGAGTGGCAAAATACGACCGTGAGGTATCTTTCCTTTCCGAAGCCACTTACCGACGGCCTGTGAAGAAATGCCAAAGCATTCTCCAATGCCTACTTGCGTCATATGGCTACTGATTTTGTTTTTAAGTTGGTTATCCATTTGTTGACCTGCGTGTTCGTTTATGGTGGCAGGAGAATAACATTTAAAACTTTTGGTTCCAATAAAAATCAAACCAATAGTTCTGATGAACTATAAAACCATTGGTTGTAAAATGAAAATATGAATAAAACTCCTCACCCTGTGTTTGCCAAAAGAATCCATCAAGTGATGGAGGAAAACGGCTGGAGCATGGCTGATTTAGCCAGGCGCGTGATGCTTTCACATACCTCAGTGCGTAAATGGGCGAATGGTGCAGCAGCTGCAAGCGGCGATCGCCTTAAAAGGCTGTCAGCCGTAACTGGTAGGCCTGAGTACTGGTTCTTTATGGAACCGGGCACAGAAGGGGAGAATGGAGAAGAGCTTCCGACATTACCTCGCGTTCTTGATGAACAGGAACAAACCCTGTTATCTCTCTTTAATCAGTTGCCTGAAGCTGAAAAGCTCCGTTTGATCATCCACACCAGGGGTGTGGTGAAAGAAATGGACTTACTCAAGAATGATGTTTACGACATCATGAACGATCTCAAGAAATAGCCCCATTCCCGCCTAGTACAAAAACATGACACCTCTACGGTGTCTTTTTTTACCCTCAAATAGAACTTTCAGTTCCATTTTAGCTTTACTTATCGAACCTTTGGTTGTACTCTTCAGTTCATCGACAACAAGCGCATCGTTGTCAGGTGATAAACGTTCCGCTGGCCGGCGACAAGGCAAACGAGGAAGACATGGCTAAGAGGTTTACCGTAGTGATCTCCGGCAGTAATGGGTATCGAACATATCAAGTTAAAGCGAATGACTGGAAAGAGGCGGACCAGATCGCCATTAATCTCCATCGGAGCAAAGAACCGGATGAGCCGGAGTATGAAATTGGCGTCGCTGCCGTAATAGCAGGCTGGCTAAAGGTCTGGTAAGGGGGAAGCATGATTGATTTTGCACGCAAACCAGCACAGCAGCAGGCCGTTCGCCTCAACTGGATTACAGTCAGAATCCGCCAGCTTTGTTACTTACTGGCTCAAAAGGGTACTCCGTAATGAACACTTTATTCGCACTGGTTCTGACTGTTATCTCCCTTAACGGTGAATCGCAGGATGTCGTTATCGATGTCTATGACAACCAGCAACAGTGCCAAGCAGCTGCTGTTGAGCAAAACGTGAATGGTGAGTGCTGGCCTGTAGAGGGAATTATTCGTAACGGCGAGATCCCGGCAAGCCTGTAAGGAGCTGAAATGAAGAAAGAATGCGGATACTGCCGCAAGCCTTTTGAAGCGGGGAAAGAAGTTAAACGCACCTTGCTTTATTTTTGTGGCAATAATCTTGCCCGTAAAGAAAAAGAGTATTGCTCAAAACAGTGTGCTGAAAAAGACCAGATGGCACACGAAGCGTAATTAGCAGCCCTGTAATTTGAAAAAAATTCGCCATTTATTTGGCGTGGATTCTTACACCCTGAATAAACCAAAAGGAACATTCTATGGAAATCGTAAAAGTCGAATTAAATCTGAAAGCAATTAACAAAAGCATCGCTTTATTCAACTGCGACAAGAAAGTATCTGGCCTGATTCATACCACTGAAAACGGCGAAACCACCGTCGTACTTGATGGGGGTTATGTTCTTGACTCGTTCGACTGTCCGCACTGCGCTATCGAGGCTATCAGCCTGCTGGCCGTGAAAATTAAAGATGGTGAAAAGAGCGGGCACGGCAGCTATCGCCAGCACAAGCGCAACTTGATGGAGCGTGCATTCATCACTGTCCATTAAAAAGCCCACCGAAGTGGGCCTGCCTGTCCGGTCTCACCGACCAAAGCGAACCGGACATCCCCAGGTAAATACGAGGTGTCTTTCAGGCACCTCCAGTCTACACGATAAGAGGATTATGTGTCATGACTAACACGAACCCTGTATTTCTTGTTCGAAGAGCAAAAAAACAATCTGGTCAGCCTGATGCAGTTTTATGGTGCAGCGAGGACTTTGAAACCGCTAATGCCACCCTGGATTATTTACTGCTTAAGTCCGGTCGCAAATTTAAAGACTATTACAAAGCGGTCGCAACTAATTTCCCTGTTGTAAACGAACTTCCACCGGAAGGCGAAATCAGTTTTACCTTCTGTGATTATTATCAGCTCGATAAAGGCAAAATGAACTGGGAGCAGATCCCTGGGGTTTCTCTGCCCGAGCATCCTGCAACACAAAAAGCGGAAATGGCCGAAGCCACGGTCGTTAATGGCGTTGACACGTCTACTGGTGAAATCGTCGACGAACAGGCTTTTAACGAGGCTGATGCAGTTCCTCCGACCAATTCTGATCTGAAGATTGACGAAGGCGACGACGAAAACACGCGCTACCCGATCGTGCAAATGTCGTTCCGCAAGCAGCTGTTGTCGCAGCTTACGTCGGATGAACTTCGCTATCACCTCACGCAGGCGGAGTATCAGGAAATAAGCACGCTGGAAATGGACACTGATAACGGATACGTCCAGAACCTGCTGCTGGCAGCCGCAAGCGTAGAAAAGATCCAGACTCTGGATATGCCATTTCTGTGGAAATACACCAGAGCCGTCAGAGACGTTTTTGATATGGAGAAACGTCACGAACTCTCTCTGATTTTGAAGTTTACGCAAGTATGGGCAGAAACATCACACCTCGATCGTGGAATTTTGACAAAAGAATGGGCCAAAGGTAACCGCATCAGCGCCGTGCAGCGTACTGACTCCAGTACAAATGCCGACGGGGGCTATAAAACGGACCGCGGCGAAGGGGCGCACCATACGCTTGATTCTCTTGATCTTGAAATTGCCTGCGCCCTGCTACCCATGGATTTCAACCCACACGAAATACCAGGCAGCGTGCTGCGCCGCGCGAAGGAGATCGTCGCTAAAAAAGAGGAACCGTGGAAATCGTGGAGCAACATCCTGCGTAATCAACCGGGGGTGCTGGCAGTGAACCGCACAGCAATCTTCAATCTCGTGCGTATCGCTCCTGAGAACATCCACAAGACCCCTGCTGCTCATCTGGAATTTGTTAATCGAACAATGACCACAAATTTCAACTCCACGACCGAGTTAATGCCGCTGCCTTCTGCCGCCCCAGTTATTTCACGTGAAGACGTGGACAAGCAGCTGGCAGCCGAACGTGGAGAACTTGTCGAGGGTATTAGCGACCCAACAGATCCGAAATGGGAAATAACCCACCGTATGACCACCACTACTCACGAAGAGAATTTACAACGGATTCGTGAAGAAGGTGCGCGCCGCGCTGAGGAAATGAAAGAGCAGCCGGAAATCACAAGTATGGGCAACGGCATGTTTTCCATTGAAGGCCTGCTCAACCAGAGCGCCTCAAATGAAGCAGAAAAAACGGAAGTGGAGACCACCAGCAATGTGCAGGTTCAAGAGAATAACAGTAATGAAGAACCGACTTGTGATGCGCTGTCACCGGGCAAAGTCGTATTGCAGCCAGGTGAAAGCAGTGCTGACACTGGTGAGGAACCAGCTACCGTAGAGCCGTCTGCCGCTGAGATTCTGGCCACCAGCGCGCCGAGTCTCGCCAGCCAGGACAGGGATGATGCAACCCAAATTCCTGATTCAGTAGACCAGAACGAACCAGAATCGGCACAAAACGAACCAGAAGTGCATCAGGAAGAACCAGCTGTTGAATATCCTGCTTATGTCGAGCCAGGCCGCTATGAAGGTCTTCCGGACGAGGTTTATCACGCCGCTAACGGCATCAGCTCTACCCAGGTAAAAGATGCGCGCGTGTCGCTGATGTACTTCAATGCGCGCCACGTTGAAAAAACCATCGTCAAAGAGCGCTCCGCAGTTCTGGACATGGGCAACTTAGTGCATGCGCTGGCGTTGCAGCCTGAACAGCTGGATGCAGAGTTCAGCATTGAACCGGTTATCCCAGAAGGCGCATTCACCACCACGGCGACACTGCGCACCTTTATCGATGAGTACAACAACGGCCTGCCTGTACTGCTGAGCGCAGACGATATCAAAAGATTTCTTGAAGAGCATAACGCCACGCTGCCCGCTCAGGTGCCGCTGGGCGCTAGCCTGGAAGAAACAGCGCAGAACTATATGACGCTGCCAGCTAACTTCCAGCGTATCGATGCAGACCAGAAGCAGACGGCAACGGCAATGAAAGCCTGCATCAAAGAGTACAACGCCACCCTGCCGACGCCGGTTAAAACTAGCGGCAGCCGTGACGCGCTGCTCGAGCAGTTAGCGATCATCAACCCTGACATGGTGGCGCAGGAAGCGCAGAAGCCACAGCCGCTGAAAGTATCTGGCACTAAGGCCGATCTGATTCAGGCCGTGAAGACAGTCAAACCAGATGCCGTGTTTGCCGACGAGCTGCTGGATGCCTGGCGCGATAACCCGGAGGGGAAAGTGCTGGTTACCCGCCAGCAGCTGGGCACCGCACTGAATATTCAAAAAGCGCTTCTGGCTCACCCGACCGCCAGCATGCTGCTGACCCACCCGAGCCGTGCCGTCGAGGTGAGTTACTTCGGCTTTGACGAGGAGACGGGCCTGGAAGTTCGTGTGCGCCCGGACCTCGAGATCGACCTGGACGGTGTGCGTATCGGCGCAGACCTGAAAACTATCAGCATGTGGAACGTAAAGCAGGAAAGCCTGCGCGCCAGACTGCACCGGGAAATCATTGACCGCGACTATCACCTGAGCGCAGCCATGTACTGCGAAACCGCGGCGCTGGACCAGTTCTTCTGGATTTTCGTCAACAAAGACGAGAACTACCACTGGATCGCCATCATCGAGGCATCCGCTGAACTGCTGGAGCTGGGCATGCTCGAGTACCGCAAAGCGATGCGCGCTATCGCAACCGGATTCGACACAGGTGAATGGCCAGCACCAATCACTGCCGACTACACCGACGAACTGAACGACTTCGACCTGCGCCGCCTCGAAGCGCTGCGTACTCAGGCATAAGGGGGATATATGCAAAATACCAACGTTACCGTTGCTGATCAGAACACCGTTATTAATTCCAACGTGGCACTGTTCGATTCTCAATACCTTAACGCCATCAGCACTTTTGCGCAGATTATGGCTCAGGGCACCGCGACAGTTCCTAAGCATCTTCAGGGCAATCAGGCCGATTGCATGGCCGTAGCGATGCAGGCAGCACAATGGCAGATGAATCCCTTTGCTGTAGCACAGAAGACGCACCTGATTAATGGTGTGCTCGGGTACGAAGCGCAGTTGGTCAATGCCGTCATTTCGCGTAGCGGCGTGCTTGCCAGCCGCTTTGAATATGAGTGGTACGGGCCATGGGAAAAAGTTGTTGGAAAATTCCATATTCGTAAAGGCGAAAAAGGCGAGTACCGGGTCCCTGGCTGGACCCTGGCTGACGAAGCCGGGATCGGCATTATTATCCGCGCAACCCTGAAGGGTGAAGATCAGCCGAGAGAACTCGATTTACTGCTGGCTCAGGCTCGCACCCGTAACTCAACGCTCTGGGCTGACGACCCGCGCCAGCAGCTTGCATATCTCGCAGTGAAGCGCTGGGCCCGCCTGTTCTGCCCGGATGTGATTCTGGGCGTTTATACCCCGGACGAGCTGGATGATCGGCGTGAAGAACGGGAGGTAAACCCTGCCCCTGTGCAGCACATAAGTTTGACTGAAATTACTGATGACAACTTATCTACCACACAGAACGCGCAGCAGTCCTCAGTAAATATCGACACTTTGGCTGATGAATACCGTAAACGGATTGATTCTGCTGAAACTCTGGACGATGCCACTACCGTCGGAAACGACATCAATGCTTCTAAATCCGTACTGGGTGCAGCATTGCACACCGAACTGAAAAACAAAGCTACGCGCCGGTACCACTTTGTGAATGCGAAAAACAAAGTTGATACAGCTATCAAAGCACTTCCAAAACCGGGAGTGGAAGGTGCGGGAGAACGCTTCGAGGAAGTTGAAAAGATGCTCTTGGCGGCTAAACGGCACTTGGGTGATGAATTGCACGATAAGTACCGCATCACCCTCGATGATATGAAACCGGAATATGTGGCCTAAGGGAGGCGGGAGGGTTCGCCCTCCCGGTAACGATATGACGAAAATTATCGAACGCGGAATGATTTTTAACGGTGAGATGGTGCGGGCGATCCTCGATGGACGGAAGACGCAGACGCGGCGGATCATCAAGCCGCAGCCAGAGGGAACATTAAGCGGAAGTTTATCCGGTATGTGGTTAAGCAGGCCTCTTAACGGACTGTTGTTGCCGAAAATTGAAGATATCGCAATCCATTGCCCGTTCGGTGTCGTCGGTGATCGCATCTGGGTGCGGGAGACGTGGGCAGAGGCTGGAGCAAGCGCGCCGGATCTGAAACTTTATCGCGCGAATTACCCTGCGCATGTTCCAACTCATTACGAGAACGTGCCGCCGGCAGAGGATGTCCGCTGGACACCCAGCATCCACATGCCGCGCTGGGCCAGCCGTATTCTGCTGGAGATCACCGATGTACGGGTCGAGCAGCTGAACGATATCAGTGAGGAAGACGCACGTTCGGAGGGAATTTCTGGCTCCTCGGCACGTGACGTTAAAGAGGCTTACGCAGCGTTATGGCGGTCTATCTACGGTTCTGACAGCTGGCGCGCTAACCCATGGGTCTATGTGATCAAGTTTAAGCGTATCGAAGGAGATGGCCATGCGACTGATTAACCGAGGTAACCAGCAATCCCCGTTAGCGCGTCAGGCATGCGACATCGCGCTGGCAGCCCACCAGCAAAGATACGGCGACTATGGGCGCAGCAAGATGAAAGAGACGTATACGGTGAAGGTTGAAGGCGTGAAGGTCTGGGTGGAGGTGGTGAACCGCAAGGCGAGCTATGTGGCCACGGCAATGACAGGCATGCGCCGCTTGCGTGCCCTTCCCGGCCAGGCGTCCTGATAAAGAATTATCAAACGGCCCCGGTTGGGGCCCTTGGAGAACGAAGATGAGCAAAGCAACGAATAAATTTGAGCTGATGAGCACTAAAGACATCTGCGGGCAGCTGTGTATTTCCTCACGTACGCTCGAACGCTACAGGAAAAGAGCCCCAAACGAGAACCCTTTCCCTGAGCCAGATTGCGCTTACATGGGTGGACCCAATAAATGGCTCAGAACCAAAGTCACCGCCTGGCAGATTAAAGAGATGTCACGATCAACCCGTAAGCCGATGTCTCACCTGAACCTAACCCGTGATGATAAAGGCCGTCTCACCCGACCTGACGCGGCGTGA